TATCTTCCGGTAGCTACTCATGGGATCAAATATGTCGATCTTGGTCCAGCCCCCGGACGAACCAGCGGTGGCGGTACGATGGTGGATAATGGAGAGGTATCAGTAAAGGTAGGTGCGTTTTCTGTACGAACAACGGGCGGTATCTACTTCCAACCGAGCGCGTCAGTGCAAATCAAACTGATTCAGTCTTTCGATATTGAAGACGTAGAAGAAGGTGCTACAGAACAAGAGTTCGACACTACCGCAGGCGGTGGTACGGACACAGCAGAAGAAGCCGTTGAGAAGACCACGGAAGAGGCTACACAGCACGAAGAAGAGCACCACCAAGGGGTCAAGACCACGGGACCGACAGACGCCCGTGTAGAGGTGCATTTTGAGGCTGGTGAGGGTATCCGAATCCTGAACACAGAATACGGGGATCTCAATTACCTACGAAAGGTCGGAAAAAAGTTCGGCCTACGATGGTCGAAAAAACAAGGGTTCTGGTTCTGGCCTAAGTCTAGGCGGTGGGACTCTGAGGACCACAGGGCAGAGAAAGTCCACGAGATAGCCTCTGAACTCACAGGACATGGTTTACCTGCCAAAGGTGTTCAGGTTCTTGCTCACTCTAATGAGGACAAAGCAGAAGAGACCACCTTTACAGATGTCGTCGAAGAGGCTTTGGAAGAAGCTGTAGAAGAAGCTGTAGAAGAAGCTGTAGAAGAAGCTGTAGAAGAACAAGAGTTCGACACTACAGCAGGCGGCGGCACGCTTACCGAAGTGGTCGAAGAGGCTACAGAGGAAACGCAAGAGAACATTGACGCTGGTTGGGAGCGTATGCCCAAAGCCCACCACGAACTTGTAAATGCCGTGATGGTCTTGATGGAGCAGGCGGCAGAGGTAGGCGTAGAACATGATGTGTTGGAGACACTGATTGACAAGATCAACGCAGTCGTAAGCGCATACGCAGGAGAGAAAGACCCGGCTGCTGCTGTAAGTGCGTTACAGGCAGACCTTGTGTCTCTGTACCAAGCCATTGAGCAACATCATGCTGTAGAAGAACCCACAGAAGAGCTAGACACAGCAGAGGAAGAAGCTACCGATACAGGTGGCTCGACTCTTACAGAGGTTGTCGAAGAAGCTGTTGAGGAGAATCGTCCAGACATTACCGAATGGGATTGGTCTTCCGCTCCTCAAAAAGCACAAGAAGGAACCATCCGAGAAGCGTCCGAGATAGCCACAGCGGCAGGTGCTCCTATTATATCCATAAACGAAGACACCGACATGGACACTGTGAAGAAGATTCTATCTTCTGCTTTGGGATATAAAGAAGGGGACGACATAGGCCACTACGCCAGGGTGGTGCTGGAAAACAACCCCACAGGGGTTGTCATCCATATTGGAGACATCGGTTCTTTCTCAGGAGAGGCGCACACCAAGGTCGCGGCGAAGATCAATACCTTGAGGAACTGGTTGTTCCGCTACGCCAACAATGTTGGGCGCAAAGAAGAAAACAAGGAAGGAATCAAACCTATCCGGGTTCTGTATTCCACACCTAAAGCGATAGAGAACAGCCCTCTTCAATCTATGGCGGAGGCTATTAGGGCCAAAGAACTGGCTTCTGAGTTGAACAGACCTCTGAAAGATACGCTGACTTATCTAGGCCTCTATGTAGACGAATCCCAGGAAGAAGAGATTGATACCGAGGGTATGTCCGAAGAAGAGCTAGTGGCTCTTCGAGAAAAGATGGAGGAGGATCGAGCGAATGTCCGGGCGGCTATGGCAGAAGAGAAGACACGTATTGAAGAAGAGAAACGTCTTCGGAAGATAGAATCAGACGCTGCCGGTGAGGCGGCTCTTGAGCGTATAGCAAAGTCGAAAAAGCGAGAGACTCGTTTCGTGAAAGCATCCAGGGCTCTTGTTTCTGTGCGAGGCGAAGACGCTATCGACAATATGAGACGCGCTAACGGTGCCTGGACGGAGTGCATTGATCACGACAAATATATCACGGCGGCGACTCAATCAGACGACGCAGAAGACGCTCCTGCAATCGCTATCTTTACGGCGCGGGAACTCAAGAAGAAGTATGGAGACAAGTACCAGTTCATTACAGAAAAGAACGAAAACGGTCTTACGACTGTAATGGGCAGGTGGGTAGACGGGGACGACTTCGACAAGGAAGACTCGGAGCCTGAAGAGATCACAGAAAAAGAGAAGAAGAGCCGTAGGAGACACAAAGAAGTAGGAAAGCACGTCTACGGATCACGCTTAGATCAAGCGCGGAATATCACGGCGGAATCTCTCTTGGATATGTCTGAGGTAGAGCAGAAGAAGATAGTAACAAAGAAGAGCCTTGCTCCAAAGATGGACGCTACGGAGGCCCGTTTACAGGGGGAACGTCCCGATACATTCCTTATGAAAAAGTGGGTGTGGGGACTTGTAGGAAGCAAAGCACCCAATAGTTTAGAAGGGCGACAGAACTACATAGAGGGCATTGATCTTGTCACTAGGACGTTGGATATCTGCCACACTCCAGAGGATGTCCTTGCGGCTGTCCAAGACCTTGCGTTCCTTCGCTCTGGTTACGAATACACCGACTCCGTTCAAGCAACGCACGGGTACACGCCTGGAATACGTTCGCAGACTCCTGCCGGAATAAGCAGGTATCGCAGCGAGTCCTATAGTCACCACCAAGAAGAGCGTACCTATAAGACGGTCAGTAGTGAATACAGTACGCTGAAGACGGCTGCTGGAGAGATGAGCCGAAGCGATGTAAAGAGTAAGCTAGATAGTTTAGGGGATCGTTTCTATCGTGCCGTAGTACAGAGAAAGCGTTCCAAGAAGGATCTAAAAGACTTCGAGCAGATACGGTTGTGGGGCATCAGCGTAGTTGAAGCGGGCGTCCATGGCGGTCCTGGTGGGTTCATTGATACGACAACAGACCTTGACTGGGCTGACGCCAGAGCAGCTACAGGGTCAAACCTTCCAGAAGAAGAGATGTGGCGAGATCTTGGTGTTCGAGAAGAGGCTAGTCAGAAGGCCAAAGAGAAAGCCAAAGAGAACAAAACAGAGAAGCTCGCAAACCGATGGAGCAGAGAGGTTCCAGACGATGTTATGCGTAGCGGTAACGTCAAGAAGGTAGAGAAAGCCGACGCCAAAAAGATGGCGGAAGACTTCAACCTGACAAATGTACAGTTCGGTAAATACATTAGCGACTCTGACGCAGAGCACCACTTGAAGAACTGTCATGGTGCTTTGTATGATTTGGCTGAGATGATGGACGCCAAGGATACGGACATCTCCATGAAGGGTCGTTTGGCTATTGGTATCGGTGCTCGTGGGCGCGGACGCGCTGCCGCGCATTACGAACCTAGCCGGAAGATTATCAACCTGACAAAGTTTGCAGGTGGCGGAAGTCTCGCCCATGAATGGGGCCACTTCATGGACAACATTCTAGCAGAAGGCATGAACCTCAAAGGCGTGGATGCAAAGACTGCACCTAATGTAAGCGACTCAATGGCCAAGTATTTCGATACAGAGGTCATGATAAACAAATTCATGGCGAACAAGCCCGTGTCTGAGGTGGAGCGTATGCGTCCTGTTCTTGAGGCATTCCGCGAGGTGTGGGCAGCGATGCGCTACGATAGTGTAGAGACACGCAATAGATATATGTATGGCGAGGGTTATGTAGACGTGGAGGTAGGCGTTGGAGAGACCAAGTTTGCTACTCACTCTGACGCTATGGGTGACTATTGGTCACGACCTCACGAGATGTTTGCACGCGCTTTCGAGAGCTATATCTCGGACAAGCTGGAGGCCAAGGATCGAAGCAACTCGTACCTAGTCGCAGGAGTAAATACGGCCTACGCGGTAGCGGGGAAGATGGTCCAGCCCGATCCTGTGGCGATGGCAGCTTGGCGTACCCGAGAAAGAGAGCACAACGCGAAGCACAAAGCAGCACAAGCAGAGCATTTCAAAGAAGAGTTCACGAGAGCCGAAGAGGTACTACAAGCTGCTTGGGACGATTGGAATCAGGAATGCTCTATTCAAGCGCAGGCTATTCTCGCTACAGGGAAGCGGCGTTCAGAGAGTAAAGCAATGAGCGATGCTCGATACACGCCCGAGGCCCAGGCTAAGGGGAATGTTTGGCATACCCTCAACGCGCAGAAGAAAGCGATGCAGAAAGCAATGGATGAAGTAATGCCTCCTGTGCCTTTCCCGGAAGAGAGGCCCCAACCAGAAGCGGCGCAGCCTTATCCGATGGGAGAAGAGCGCAAGAAGATAAATGCCTCGTTCGACAAGTTGGTTGCTGTGTTGAAAGCAGCGGATGCGCTGTCCAAGGCTCTTCTACGAATACAACGTCTACAGACGTTCTCAGACTTGATCGGGGGTAAATAATGGCTTGGTATGATTTCATTCTTGGAAAGAAAACGGGCGCGTTAGAAGTTATCGAGAAGGGTAACTATAACGGAGCAAAGGCCTCGGAAGGGCCTGCTCCTCTTCCCAAGTCTTGGGAGATAGACGCGGGCGACTATGCTTTCTCTGAGATGCAAGCCGCTCTTGGGATTGATACGCAAGAGGGAGCAAACGGGCTCGATTTCAAGACACTCCGAACGATGTCTCGTATCCCTCTGATTAGCGCGATCATCAACACTCGAATCAATCAGGTCGCGGAGTTTTGCATACCGCAACAGACGCCCTATTCTTTGGGATATCGTATTGTCTTACGTGATCAGAAGGACGACCCAAGCCCTGCCGATGTCAAACGCATTGAAGAAATGACCCGTTGGGTTTCTACCTGTGGAGACACACGTCTTGGGTACGATAACCGCTTTGAGACTTTTATTCGTAAGGTTCTCCGTGACAGTCTTGTTTTTGATCAGGCTTGTTTCGAGGTGGTCAAGACGCGAGGGGGGAAGATTGCCGGGTTGCTTGCTGTGGATGCTAGTACCATTCGACGAGCTAAGTTGTCAGAAAAGGAAATAAAGTCCGGTCGGTACGATCCTGCGAAGACCGGGTATGTGCAGGTACTAAGCCAGAAGAAGGTCGCTGAGTTCGATAGTGACGAGTTGGTTTTCGGTGTACGGCGTCCACGGACGTGGATCAAAAGCAACGGCTACGGATATCCAGAGCTTGAAGAGCTTATCCGAGTTGTGACGAACCTGCTCAACGCAGAGAACTTCAACGCGAACAACTTTACTCACGGTATGCACGTCAGTGGTATCTTGGCTGTCAAGTCTAAGATGAACCCCCAGCTATTCCGTAGCTTCCGGCGTGAGTTCTACGCGATGCTTTCGGGCGCAGCAAATGCACACAGAACACCTATCATCCAGCTAGACCCGGAAAACAAGGAAGAGCTACAGCAGGTGAACATGAGCCAATCCAACAAGGATATGGAGTTCACTTCGTGGTTGAGTTTCTTGTTACGTCAAGCATGTATGGTGTACGGAATGGACGCGGCAGAGCTTGGTTACCAGTACGGTAACGAAAATCAGACCAGTTCCATGAACTCAGGCGGTCCCGGAGACCAACTGACGTATTCGCGAGAGCGTGGTCTACGCCCGATGCTTCGGTCAGTCCAATCGTGGATAAACAGCGGAGTCATCTGGAAGATTGATCCTGAACTCATGATCGAGTTCGTAGGTTTCGATTCGATGTCCGAGAGCCAGAAAGTAGACCTGGATATAAAGGCTTGCCAGAACTTCCGAACGATCAACGAGACCCGCGCCATGTACGACTTGGAGCCGTTGGAGTCTGCTGTTGGTGATATGATCATGAACGCCAGCTACATGAATACAGCTTCCATGATGGACGCGCAGGAAGGTGGCGACGAAGAAGGTGCAGGCTTTGAAGGTGGCGAAGGTGGCGACGAAGAAGGTGCAGGCTTTGAAGGTGGCGACGATGAAGGCGCGGACTTTGGAGGCGACGACGACTTCGACGTAGACAAACTATTGTCTGGGATAGGCGGAGAGACCGAGAAGGTCCAGAAGAGCCTGAAACGCAAGCCGAAGATAACATCGGTCACTGTGGAGGTAGAATGATGAGTAACCTTTTCTCAGATATAGTGAAGGGCGGCAAAGAAGGCGGGACATACACAAGCCGCAAGCGTGTCCTGAAGAAAGACCCAAAGACAGGTCGGATGTCCTGGGGTTGGGGGGATTACAAGTACACAGAGAAGAAGAAGAAGAAGAAGCAAAGCACCGCAAGTGATGGCGAGAAGTCTACGAAGAAGAAGACGAAGACCGTATCTGAAGGAGCTTCGGTAGATGAAGGCAAGACCTCTTTAGAGCTTGTACGTGAAGCGATGAAGGCTGCGGGACTGCATGAGCATGTCATACGCGCAAAGGTAAAGCACGAAGGCCAAACATTGGCAGATGTCGCTGCGGAAGCCAAAGAAGCGCGAAAGAAGATAGAAGACGAAAAAGCAGACAGAAGAGCAAAGCGGGAAGAGGCGCAGAAGAAGAAGCGAGAAGAACGGGCGAAAGAGTCTGTAGTAGATGCAGTAGAGGAAGATACAGCGGTAGAGGCTCTAAAGGATCAGGAAGAGGTTGTAGAGACCGTAGATACAACCGTGGACCCCGTAGAGATGGCGCAGAGAGGACTGGTCCGGTTGGTTCGTAAGAACAAAGACGGGATCGAAGTGGCTAAGTGGGTGACGGGACAGACATACCAATTCCACAAAGAGAACAAAACGGAGTTTTGGGACACGACCGATGCTCCTGTTTCTGAAGCCGGAAGTAAGGCGCGTCGAGAGGCAGGAGAGAAGCTAAGAAAAGAACAGACAGAAGAAGAGAGTAAGGTTCTCGCTGCCGAAGAGTTCGATATGGGTAACCTTGTTGAGCTAGAGGCTTTCAAGGTTTCGGAGAACAGACCTCCGAACTTCCTCGGACTTATTGCACAGGCGGGTGTAGAGGGAGATCCTCTCAGTCTTGAGCAGTACCGAAAAGGCCCGTTTACCAACTACCGAATAGACGCGACGGCTCTGCGTAATACAACCCTTCCTTCTGGAGAGTACAACATAAAAGACCTGACGCCTCTACAGCTACTCCTACACACAGGAATGCTGAACAGGCCCCCTGAAGGTCCACTAAATAACTTCCAGGAAGAGTTTTTCTTCACACTTGTAGGCAGGAAACAGAGGTACTCTCAGCTTTCTCCAGCGATGAAGAACATCTACGCGCCTATTGCTAGGAACCTAGCCGGTTGGTGGACGAACCTCACAGATACCGAGAGACAGGCGTTTTGGGACACCTTTGTGGACGAGGATTGGCAGACTACTGTCGGTAAGGTCGCAGACAAACGGCACGAGAACGCTGATATGCCTCTTCCAGAGGGTATGAACAAGTTCAAGGAGAAGGGATATAACTTCCATGAATACCAACGAAAAGCTGTAAACTTTGGCGACACAGCCGGACGTGCGATTTGGGCTATGGAGATGGGACTAGGAAAGACTCTCGCCGCTATCGGGCTCTTCCACCAACTCCGCCAACGTGGGGAGGCAGACCGTATGTTTGTTACCGCACCTCTTTCGGCACATGGTTCGTGGGAGGAGCACTTTCGAGACTTTTCCGACTTGGGGGACGACGCCGATAAAAAGACAGGCAGGTTGAAGAAGGGGAAAACAATCATCCTAACAGGAGCTTCCAAGAAGCAACGCCTAGCTGCTTACGAGGCTTGGGATAAAGGGGAGACCAAGGCCCTGGTTGTCTCTCCAGATACAGTCGCAAAAAGGTGGGTAGAGACTCCTGGGGGTCTAGCCCTCAATCCTGAAAAAGACCAGCACGATATACCGGGTAGGTGGGAAGAAGAAGAAGGGAAGAAAAGACCGAAGAGTCCTGAGGCCCAAACCGTAGAAGCGGAACGGAAACAGGCCCTGAAGGATTATCCCGATGGTACGTCTATCCGTATCACAGACTCCAGCGGCAAGCCGCGTCGGTACTTCAAGAAGCAGGGCGGGCAGTGGTACGCAGGGGACGCTTTCAAATACAAAGAAAACTCCTACAGGACAGTAACAATACAGGAAACTGAAGCTACCTATGCTCTTATAGAAGGACACGAGACAGACACAGAACAAGGTGTCATGGACGAGATGGAGAATCAGGTTCTTGCTTATCTCCGGGACTACAAAAACTCTCGTAATACTCGTGGCTTGAAAGAGCCTTCCATGGAAGTCATTCCTCCCGATTCTGATTATCAGATCATCAAGAACATGATGGAGAAGCACGGGGAGACTACTCTCCGAAACGCGGACGAGCTACACAAGTTCAAAGACCCGAAGAGTGCTCGTGGTTCTGGTTTCGTAGATGCCATATGCAGACCTCCCGGACGAGTGGTCGGTATGACAGGGACGCCCAAACCTAACGGGGCAGAAGACTTCTACCATATCGTAAATGCAATCGCTCCAGGCACACTTGGGGACACAGTAAACGATTTTGCTGACCGATACTGCTACACAGACGGCAAAGACAAGAAGATCCTCGGTTTCCGCCCGGAAGAGTTGGGCACTATGTACCGAGATTCTGGTTCTGCTTTCTTCGCACGAACTACGGCTGACCCGGATGTAGAGATCAATCTTCCAGAGCGTGTCGATCTATCTCCCCGTATCCCAATGGATGATGTGCAGGAGCAGATCTCCACACGCCTTGTCGAGTGGATGAAGATCCGAAACAAGATAGCTAAACTGAACGCCATGGCTCGGGGGAGCGGGGAGCGCGCAGAAGCGGCAGGAATGGAGGCAGAAGCCCTCCAAGATATGCTTGATAAAGCCCGTTCTGACGACAACGAAGATGCAATCGACAGGACAGCAGCGAGGGCTGCTCCATGGGATCACCAAGTGGCTATGATGAGGTGGCAACAGCTTGCTGTAGATCCTAGCCTCCTGGATACACAAGAAGGGTATTCCCGAAGGTTTTCCGACGACTATCCTGGGTACTTGAGCCCGAAACTCGATAACGTGACAGACGCCTGTATGACGCACCTTACGCAGAACCCGGATAAAGGGGCTGTGATTTTCTGCGAATACAACGGTGGGGTACGAGGAGCAAAGCAGGCACTCATTCAGAAGGGCCTGAAAGAGTCCGATATCGGTGTCTACACAGGAGCTACTTCGGCAACGAAAAGAAGACAGCTACAAGCGGACCTAAACGAAGGAAGAATCAAGGTTCTTGTTGGTAACACAGCAGCACTTGAGACCGGGGCAAACCTTCAGAAAAGAGCGAACTGGGTGGGTATGCTAAACACTCCTTGGGATCCTGCGCGTCTTACGCAGTCCATTGCGCGTGTTATGCGACAAGGACAGACAAGCAAGGTTATCGTCTACCGTCCTACTGGGTCGCACGTCGAAGAGCAGATCGAGAGGACAGTATCCAGGAAGATTCTGCAAGCGGCACAGGCCACAGGCAGGACAATGGAGGCGGACGACGCTATTGCGGGCTCTATGCGTAAACCAGGGAAAACCGGAACCTCTGCCGCCATTATCGCGGAGATTCTCGGAGTAGACCCTAGCGTATTCATGAAAGCCGACGAGAAGCCTCTCACTCTTGAAGAGATGGAAGAGAAGCAGCGTGAAGATGCCGATAGAGCACGCGAACGAGCAGCTAAGAAAGCGGCCAAAGAAAACGCAGAAGGAGAAAAGTAATGGACGCCTGGACTGCACGAGAACGTATTTTAGCGTTGACGCCTGTAAACGGTGTGAAGCCTGTGGACATAGGGGCCGATACACGTATCCGGCTATGCCGGGAGCTTCGCGACTACCTCGACAAGGAGCCTGATGCTTTTATTCCGACGTGGTTGTTGGAAGAGACAGAGCACAAGATGAACCGAAAGAAGAACCACGTTGTTCTTTCTGATGCTCAAATGGAGGCTGTCCAAGACCTAGATAAGGCTCTTCTGTACGAGGATATCATCGACTTGGTAAAGGACGCAGGCGGATGGGAAGCAGGTCCACGGGGAGGTACGCGAAGGAAACTACCTTCTGGAAAGTGGCAGTACAAACGTGGAAGTTCCGGTGGATCGGGTAAAGCAGAAAAGAAAGAAGATGGCGGTGAGGAACAGTCCTCCCACGGACAGCGATCCATGGAAGCTGTTGCGGAAGCCATGGATAAGCTACCGGACGGGTGGTCTGTCACTACAGAAGACGGAGTAAAGTTCACCAAGAAGGACGGCAAATGGTACCCCGAGGGTTCAGACGAGCCTATAGGAAGCGAGGAGTTCGTAGACAAGGAGACAGACAAGAACGGCGGGGACAAGGACAAAGCCAAGAAAGAGTTCAACGGAAGCAAGTTGAAACTAGCCCTGTGGGCATTCCTGGAAAACTTTATTCCGGGCAAGGACAAAGACTGGAAGATCCAGGTACAGGAGAGAGCAGGGCATACGGACGAGGACGAGAAGAAGGACGAGAAGAAGGACAAGAAGGGTACAGAAGAAGCGGAGAAAGCGGAAGAAGACAAAGCTGATGACTCCAAGGAAGAAGACAAAGCCGACGCCAAGGACGAGGACTCTAAGGAAAAAGACTACTACCGTTACCCTCTTGGTCGTCCAACCAAGGGATCCAAGGACAAGGACAAGAAGAAGACTGAACGGTATAAGCCGATGCGGGACAAGCTAGAGAGGCACCCCGACGCACCTAAAGGCTACGAGCCCGATCCGAAGAGTAGCAACAACGCCCATGTAGATAAGACAGGCAGAAAGTGGTATCCGCCTCCTCAGAAAAAGGAGACTGCCAAGAAGGAAAAGACGAAGAAAAGTCTTTCTTTTTCTGATGCTCTTCACGAGGCTTTTGTGCAGATGGAGGAGGCGAAGAAAAGACGATGAAAGTACGCATAGAAGAAAGCAGAGAAGGCGAGTTTGCAGAGTCAACCGCGCCAGAACTTCGAGAGAAAGCGTCTATGGCGGTAGGTCAGGTTCTGACCGAGCTAGGATACTGTGGCGACCTTTTATCTAAGGCCCTGCCTCGTGGCGGAGAGATCCAAGTGCTAGAGGAACTAACACAGATGACTGTACGCGCATACGAAAGCCGTATGGACCACCTTCGGAAAGCTATTGAGAGCAAGGTCAAAGAGGCCATAGAAGAAGGTATCGAAGACTAATGAAAAGGCGTGTCCTACAGGCTGCGATCAAAGAGATGATTCGGGCACACCACGAGGCGTTCGTCGTGGAGCTTTTCGGACATGACAGATTGGGTATGTCTGCCGAAGAAGTACAGCGTATGTGGGACAAGGATCTGTTTCCAGACACTAATATGCTGACTGGTGTAAAGATCTCTATTCCAGGGTTCCCCGATGAAATAAACCCTTTCGAGTACACAGCACTCGTCGCAGCAGCCACGAATAAAGCCACACAAGAGCAAAGAGAAGCGATGCGTAGCTGGGGTATCAATGAGTGGAACAAAGAGCTAGGCAAGGAGCTTGCCATAAGAGAGGGGGAGGAAGCGGCATACGCAGAAGAGAGGGCACGAAATATACCTAGACCCGAGAGCCAAGCTGTCGGAACTATCGATATGTCTCGCCCGTCTTCCGCAAGCACAGAGCCTCCCACAACACGGTTGCCGATAGCTCCAGAAGTACAGGTTCCAGAATGGATGAGTTCTCAGGAGGAGTATTCCTATAAACAGGCTATCACCTTCGCGGGGGACTTCTGCCGAGGGCTTGGTAACAAGGTATCCGATAAAGCAGACGAATGGCTTGTAGAGTCGTGGGATGGCGAACAGATAGTAGACGAGGTGGACCCCGAAAAACGAGCAGCCATTCTCGCGATAATAAGAGAGAAAGTAGCCGACGCGATAAAGTACCACTGGGACAGCGGCCAACTGTCACGGGAGTTGGCGAATGCTACCGGGAACTGGTCTCATAACTGGGAGATGATCGCTAGAACAGAACTACAGGCTGTCTATAACGAGGGCATGGTTCTAGGAGCAATCGAGGACTACGGCAAGGACGCCCGAATAGCAAGACTCCCAGAGACAGACGCTTGCAGACACTGCGAACGGTTGTTTTTGGATGGGGGAGGATTACGGATCTTCCCTGTACAGGAACTGATTGGTAACGGAACAAACGTAGGAAGACGCGCAGCATCTTGGGTTGCGACAATCTTTCCGGTTCACCCAAACTGTCGTTGTGATACTATCGCTGTGCCTCCGGGATTCACAGTGACCCGAGATGGCAGACTTAGGAGAGATTCCGAGCAGTCATGAAAACCTTCGACTCATTTAGCGTCTGGACGCCCTTTGTGGCCTTAGAGAAGTCCACAAGTAAGCCAGAGCCTATGACCGGGCGGATTGGCGGGATTATATCCACTGAGTCCAAGGATTTCCAAGGTGAGACCATCACGCAAGATGGCGTTGATTGGTCCTACTTCATGAAACACGGCTGGTTCAACTACGAACACCAGTCCGGTCCAGAGAATGTTCTAGGGCACCCCGAAAGAGTCACAACGCAAGGGGGACAAACCCGTGTCGAAGGAGTCCTTTATTTGGCAAAGTCCAAAGCAAAGGAAGTGTTCGAGACTGCTGTTGCTATGTCGAAGGCGGGCAATATGCGGACGTTGGGCTTTTCTGTCGAGGGACAGGTACTAGCCCGTGAGAAAAAAAGAATCTTAAAGGCGCGGGTTTTAAATGTTGCTGTGACAGCACATCCAGTCAACCCGGACGCCCGTTTAGAGGTGCTCTCCAAGGCGTTTGGTGCGTCTGTTGGGTACCAGACCCCTGCCGGAATGGGCGGCAATATCACGCCACTCATTCCGCAATCCCTTGAGTCGGTTCCAGCTATCGCTTCTTATGGAGTATATGCTATGAACCGCAAGAAGTTGACAACACAAGACCTAGCCCTGCTTTTGCACACTACGTTTCCGAAGTTGGGTCATGGAAAGGCGTTGTCTATAGCTGTAGAGATAGCCCGAGTCGTTGGAAGATGAAGGGCCTAACCCCAAAGTTACAGAGGAGATCTTCTGATGAATCAAGAGCTTTATGACCAACTGGTCAATGAAGGTATCTCTGAGGCCAAAGCCGAGCAGATCGCCAAGTCACACTTTTCGGGCACTCCCGAAGAGGTTGATGCGGAACGATTGACCAAGGCTCTTGAAGGCCTTCGGGAAACCATGGAAACACCCGTAGACAACAACCCACAGGTTGACTTCTCAGCACCGCCCGTTGCGGACTCTGATGATGTCATCGGTGCTATCACGAAAGGCGCAGATGCAATCTTGTTCCAAAACCGTGAGCACATCGAGCAACGTGCTTCCGCACAGGGCACCATTCTTGACCGACAAGACGCGCTTCTCAAAGGCGTTCTTGCACTAGGTGAGTCTGTTGCACGTATCGAAGAGCGTTTGGATGGTAAAATCGCCAAGGGTCTTAGCAATGTCGCTAACCAACTGGCGCAGCCTGCTGCACATCGTTCAGTACAGTCGGAACTTATCCCCACACCGGGCGATGTTTCGCGTACCCAGGACATGAGTCGTGCAGAGGTTATCTCCAAGGCTCTACACGAAATGGGCGGTACACAAGACTGGAGCCGTCGCGCTAGTCTTGGACAGGCCGTTTCTCTTCTCGAAAGTGGCGAAAATGTCGCTACTGTCGTGTCTAACTATAATATCACCACAACGGCCAGCTAAGGAGGCTCTAAGCCATGATCGACATTCCTCAGATCAACAGTATGGTGCCGGTCAGTGACCTGATGCAACTAAATGACGCTTTGCGAAAAGCGGCAAATGTTGGATATCAGACTCCTGCTGGCATGAGTTCGGGGAGCGTTTCTCCCCTTGTACCCCAATCCATCGAGGGAACGCTTGCAAGCGCGACCTATACGATGAAGGAACTGGTTCTCTGGCCAGCACTTGCCAAGCGCAATGTCGGACAGACGGTCCACGAGTTCACTCGTATCGAAGATCACGGTCTTGATTTGGACCCGTTTATCGCTGAAGGCGGTGGCGGAATTACCAATAAAAGCGTGTATTCTCGGGAGTTTGTGAAAGTCAAGTACCTTGCCGAACGTCGGGAAGTCAGCGATGTCGCGGCGATGGTAAATCCCATCATCGGGCCATCCCCCAACGTGCTCGCAGAGGAGACCACACGCGGTACTCTCCGTCTTCTTCAGAAGCTGGAGCGTGCTTTGTTCTATGCTGACAGCAGCCTGAATGACCAACAGTTTGATGGTCTTTTCAAGCAGCTTCAGACAGGTACTCCAGGCAACTTCTTCGACTTGAAGGGTGAAGGCCTTACGGTTGACTTCCTACAAGAGAAGTTGGGCGAGACTTACGGTGCTCCGAACTTCGGGCGCGTAGACACCATTTATGTGGAGCCTCGCGTACACCAAGACCTGATTCGTCAGACTGTTTCTTACGGTCGTCACGATCAGCTTCAGGTGTCGGATGCGTCTAGTCTTACTTTCGGAACTCGTAACCTGTCTATCATGGCTCCTTACGGTCCTGTTAGCATCAAGGCTGCTCCGTTCCTTCATAAGGCACACGCAGTACCTTCAGCGGGTTCTGGTACCTCTGATGCCCCGGCTGCTCCGACGTTGAACTCGGCGGCGCATAACGGCGGTAACTCAGATACTTCGGCTTGGGCTGCTTCGGATGTAGGCGACTACATTTGGTCGGTTGTTGCAGTAAACGACAAGGGCTTCTCTGCCCCTGCTGCTTCTAACCAACTTGGTGTATCTGCTGGACAGAAGATTGAGTTCTCAATCAATGACCATGCTGTTACAACAAAGGCCGATCCCGATCCAGCAAACGCTGTGAAGTATTACCGTATTTATCGTTCCGATAAGAACGGTGCTGCAAACACCGGAAAGTTGATCAAGGAGATTCCTGTCAACGCAGACGGTGCGACTTTTGCTGGAAATGCTGGAACGCTTGTCGCAGACTTGAATGGTGATGTTCAGAGCACATCCAATGTGTTGGCTCTGTCTCACGATCCAGGTGTTTGCGAAGTGGTACGGCTCTTGGATTTCATGCGTCGTCCGCTCGCGGAAGTTGCTACAACCAAGCCTTTCCTCTTGATGTTATTTTTGAGCCCGATTTTGAAGGTAAGTTCCAAGACTTTCGGGATAAAGAACGTAGGCATCGGTTAGCAGTCAGGCGTTTTTTGAGCGAGGCCGATTTCACCCCGGCCTCGCTCAAAGCCTTTCTAAAGTACCCAAAGTACCTATTAACTATGTGGTGATACAAACCTGGGAGAAGCGCATATGGCTTGGCACCACGATAACCTTAGAAACTGTTCATATTGCCTCGGCAATACGATGTTTGAAGTTGATGGAAAAGGACTCATGTCCCCTCAACCTTCTAAGGAAGACGTTGTGTCCCAGTGCCAGCAACATCCCCGGATTCTCTGGATTGAACCGGAGGCAAAGCCTGCGAAGAAAGTGCCTGCTGCCAAGGCGGTAGAGCCTGAGAAGAAGGCTGCGAAAAAACCTGCTGCAAAGAAAGCAGCTTCCAAGAAAACCCCGGCCAAGAAAGCCTCTTCTAAGAAGGCGAAATAAGGAGCAAAACCATGGCTGATCCTTTCGGAACAAATATGACAAGCAGGGCAGCGTCTATCGCAGATGTGTCGGACCCAAACTTTGCAAGCACCAAACTAGCGCAACGTGTTCGCCAGCTACGCACAGACGTAGATGCTGTAAATGCGGACGCTGCTTCGACTACGGCTGTTCTTGCGGCTCTAGCGGCTGCTGACGGCGATATTGCCGTGAACAAGCAGAAGCTGACCAATGTCAATCAGATCATCGGACGTGCTGATGCCGATCTGATTATCAATACAGGGGCTTCTGCACGGTCTGTCAAGATTCAGGGTGACGGCGTAAATCTAGTCGTAGCCAATGAGGGCAAGTTGGGTTTCTTCAATGAAACTCCAGTTGCTCAACAAGGGGATTGCGGCGTTGGCGGCAATGCCGCAGCAAACGCGGCTGCTATCGCTTTGGTCCGTACCTGTCTCCAAAACCTCGGTCTGATGGCGTAATAACGTAGGGGGTAGTTCATGGCGTCGATATTCGACGAGCTAACCCCCGGCTGGCTGAAGGACCGCTTTCTTGTAGGCGTTGACCTCACACTAGATGATGGCACGGCTTACCCGGAAGCGGTCTTCACACAGGCCGTCGCTGGGGCTGTTCGATACATTGAGCACGAACTAGGTATCGTGCTCGACCCGGTGAAGGTCACGAGCGAGAAACACGACGCCTTTGAACTCAATAGGTCGGGCTTCTGGCCGTTTCGCCTGGATATGCGTCCTGTGTGGACGGTTACGGGCTTTCGTATCAAATACGGTAGCTACGAACCTCTCTCCATACCTCTCTCTTGGATACACACGGTGTCTCCAATACATGGGCAGGTAAATCTTATTCCTTCGGAGGAATCGCTAGGAGGCTACCTGTACAGTTCCGGTATGCCGTTAATCCTCGGGGACGCTTTCCAACCCCTTATGTACGTTCCAGGCTACTTCGAGTTCGATTATACGGCAGGGTTTGCCACATTGAATGGCACAGCGACCTTTGCCGATGGGGTGGTAACAGCAACCGTTCCAGTTTCTCCGCAAGCACTCATGCCTAACTACGACGTTGAGTTGACTCTTGGGAGTCCTAATAACGGCGCAGCAGGACCAGTCGTAACCGAACGAACACGGGACAACTTCACGATCTCGCTAACGACTCCCCCCGAAGGCGGGAGCGCGTCCGTATCTTGGTCTTTGAGCGCAGTACCGGCGGACCTGAAGCAGGTTATCGGGCTGAAAGCTGCTGCTCTTCCTTTGGATATCGCGGGCGATCTCTTGGTTGGTGCGGGAATCGCTTCCACAAGTGTAGGCGCGGATGGGCTGCATATGTCCGTCAATACAACTTCTAGTGCAACCAACTGTCTACATGGTGATACCAAACTGCTTCTTTCTGATGGTACGACAGACACGATAAAGAGCCTAACCGAACAGCACGGAAGAGACGGGACTGTCTCCGTGAAGTGTCTTGATGCGAACGGGGCAGAGACTACGGGCACAGCTACCAACTTCCATGTGACAGGTAGCAGTGACAAGATGTACGACATCCTCTTGTCCAACAATATGCGGGTAGTGTGTACATACAACCATCCTTTCCGAATCGCTGCTTTCAATGCGAAAGACGGCACAGTCGTCCATAACTACTACAAGCACGCGGAAGAGCTTCAGGTAGGCGATGAACTCGCTACTGTTATGACTTCCAACGAAGGACTGCATCCCGACGATCCGCGTCGATATACGAACATCTATGTGAAGAAGATAGATCCCGCAATACCAGAAGACAGAGTGTACGATTGCACTGTAGCAACGCACCATAACTTTGCTCTGGATAGCGGTATTGTCGTTCACAACAGCGGATATGGTGCCCGCGTCTTGCAGTTTGAACGAGAACTAAAGGCACTGCTCCCAGCTTTGCGGGCTAAATACAAGTCTGTGAATATGGGAGTCATCTAATGTCCCTTACCCTCACCTCTCGTGTACCGACAAAACTCAAACCGAGAGTGGACTTCGATCCAGAGCAGTTTCGGAAGATGTTGTTCACTAAGGGGCTAAGGGTACGCTGGTCGATGGCTAGTGAGTGTCCGTGCAAACGAGAAGGAGAAAGCGACCTTGTGGCGACATCTCCATTGACAGATATCCTACGAGCTAACGCTTCTGCTAGGTCATCTACCGAAGAACCACGCCCGGACTGCGCTACCTGTAACGGAAACGGGTATTTCTACCATTCTACGCAAGACATATACGCCCTTGTGACGAGAGGCTTAGAAAACCCGCAGCAGTTTGCTGCCTACGGCGATTATGCCAAGGGTATGGCGTCCTTCACGTTTCTTCCAGAACACACACCTAGCGGGTTCGATAAGCTGGTCCTATTGGACAGCACCATCGTGTTTCGAGAGACCCGGCGTAAGACAGCCGATAGTACGCAGGCTATGCGGTATCCGATAGCAACAAAGAGCGTAGACCTTGCCTCAGGAAAGGCTAGTGTGGATGTACTTCACGTAGAGAAGGCTGTGATATCGGGAGATAGCCACACCACAAGTTCTTTGGTAAAAAACACAGACTACGCGGTGACGGCGGATGGAAAGATTGATTGGGCTCTTGGTGTAGCTGCTGGTACAGCACCTAGTACCGGAACTTTCTTCTCAGTTAGTTACTTCGCACACCCACATTTTGTGGTCGTAGACATTCCGCACTCATTTCGAGATACAATAGTGGCCACTAAGTTGCCTGCTCCGGTATTTTATCAGTTACCGACGCAAGCAACGGCACAACTGGACTTTTTGAACAGCCTGACTGGAGAATAGATTGCCGGGACGGACGCCAACAGATTTGAGTTTAGAGGACTTTGGGCTAGATCCAAGACAGGCTCGGTCCAAGATGGCGACGATTGCAGACGTTATCTTGAGCGAGTGGACTGCGGAAGCTACCAAACGGACAAGTCTGTCTTCTGCATATATCAAGTCCTTGCAGAAACATTCTGACAGCAAGGTTGCTCGTGTTCTTCTTCCGGGCGGTGGTGCTCGTAGCGGGGAAGCTGCGAAGGCTGCGATGCTGGCTCGAATGGTCGAGTTCGGTATGGGTCCAGGCGGTATCGGTACAGAAGGTGCCTATGATGTCCGTAAGTTCCTTCTCGGAGGTGGCGGCAAGGGAAAGAAGCACACAGGAAAGAACGGCATCTATGTGAATGTACCGTTCAAGCACTCTGCTGAGTCTATTGAGGCAGGCGGTGGAGAGCAGATCAGGAAGATTGTCGAGAACAAGAGCTTCGGACACAGCATAAATGTCGCTCCGAATGTCACCCAGTGGGGTAGGCGGGACGACAAGGAAAAGTCCAGAGCCTCCTTGACAGGAAAAGAAACAGCACACGTCAATCGTATTGTAAAAGGCAACAAGCAAGCGAAGGACGTAGTAGGAAAGACATACACGCGGTACGCGCACAAGACTAACCCTTTGCAGGGTCTTGTGAAGATGGGTACAACCCATAGTTCTGCATCGGGGAAAAAGACCAAAACCTCTGGATATATGACTTTCAGACGTGCCAGTTGGGCTGGAGATCCTTGGATGCACCCCGGCATAAAAGCGCGACACATAGCAAATATCATTAGGAAGAACCTTCCTAAGATCTTGCGGGAGCAGGGTTTGCTATGAGTGGTATCTTTGACCTACATACGACGCTTGCTCTACAGAATGGGTGGGAATGGTACAGGACTAACCAAGCGGGCTTTAGAAGCCTGTTTATGGGCCTTAGGGACGATGTTCTGAACGACTGGCACTCTGAGCTAGTAGCAAAGCCTCCTGTGTTCAGGACGCACGCTGCTGCCGGTGTGGGTGATTTTCCCGCCGTTATCGTGCAGCTTATGAACGAATCCCGGCTAGAAGAGCCTCTTGGTGGGTTTAGTCGTTCCTCCACAGGGATACCTATTTTCACCTCTGTTATCGAGCAGCGTATCAAGATCTCTATGTTGTCGAACAACGCTGAGATTACTCGTGCGCTCCACGTAGTCACCAGAGCAATAATGTTCGGGTCGCTTCATCGGTTTGTGGACCAAGGTTATATGGACCTCCAATACCTTGAAGCAGAAGAACTTGCCCCAGCAGAAGAACTTGTTGCCGAAGAGATGGGTATATTCCTTCGTCGGCAAGTGTGGAAGTCTACAGCGACGGTGGATTCTCCATCGTTTGAACAAATACCGCAAGAGAAGGCGTGGTTCGTTCAGGCAGAAGATATTGTAACGCAACCCACTACGGGAAGCGCATACGACGCGACTACGAAAACAGGGGACTGGCAACCCGCACCAATCGACCCCTCTTTGATCAATCCAGCAACAAACGAACCTTATCCGCCACAGAGAAAACCTGCGGACGAGGAGTATGGTAATCCTCCGTTTGACGGTGTTACCGGCGATGCCGGTGGCGTAAAGCCCAAGACATGAGGATGAGAACGAAAATGAAGGAGTTTTCTAATGCCTAGTTCAGTAAACATCAACGGCCTCCGAATCTACCGCCCAGGTATTTATGCCATTATTGACGCTTCTTCCCTCGGAGGGAAAGGCATATCCACAGGCAATGTCGCCATTGTCGGTGATTTTCCAGAGCTAGAGCATGGTGGTATGGGCGGAGCAGCGACCGACGTGAAGTCCTTGACTTTTAGTTCCGCGCCTGCTGTCAACCAGTTCAATCCAACAAAGAAATGGCTTGACATCTCTAAAATCGCCTTCAGCCCGTCTTCGGACGGACGTGTTCCAGGAGGAGCGGCGACACTTACTTTTGTAAACCAGATGCCGAACTCTCAGGCAAAGTCTGCTGGATACGGTGGTTTTCAGTCTATTCATTCTACTGAGGCTTTGGAGCTACAGAGTCGTCTTTGGGGTAAGACAGGAAACCGCGTATTCGTCGAAATGAAAACGAACGCGGATGACGCTAACCTCATTGACGCGACAATCAAGCTAGACGGCAAGTCGGAAGTCTTCTCTGCTCAAGGAAGTGGTCCTATTATGGACCTTTGGTATTCCGGCAGCGACCTTACGACTTCCTGGACTGAAGTAGGCCCGAAGCACCTCCATTGGTCCTGGACTAAGGCTCTTCCTCTTCCTTCAGCCTCTGATGCCGACGTTGTGTGGGAGCCTACGCACGTAGTATCTTCTGGAGCACCCCTAGAGGTCATGTACATGGACGGTGCCTCAGGGGCACAAACTTCCGCTAAGACGCTCAAGGTTGAAGGCCTGAACGCGGCAGGAATCGCTACTACAGAAGAGCTTTCGACAAACAGCGGCGCAAACACAAATCAAATCTATGCCTCCTCCGATATCGGTGGGACTCCTTTGTATCAGACGGCAACAAGTTGGAGCCGTATTGATAAGGTCACGGTTGACGGGTCTGCGGCAGCGAATGGTACTTGGACTCTATCCGGTACAGCCTTCGATATTGATATGACCGACTTCCTCACGCTTGGGGCAGTTGTCAGTTACATCAATAACAATAGTACCAAGGGGTTCAACGCGGAGTCGCAGCATGTACGGATCAACACGATTCCTGCTAAACCTTCGGCAGAATGGCCCTACGCGGGCGGACTAGATTCGTCGAATGGAAACACGCTAGGCGCGGGCAACAAGCTAACGGTTCGCGCAGATAACTGGGCTATCGTTTCTTCTTTGGATTCTTCTCAGTTTGTCAAATGCAAAGCCGCAACGCCTTCTACCACAAAGGCAGAGTGTATGTTCATCCTCAAGGACGTGGCGTCTTTGAACGGACAGAAGTTCACGTTGACGGACGGTACCAACACGCAAGAGTTCGAGTTCGATAACACGAAAAACGGCGTAGCAAACGGCACTATCGGCGTACAGGGCGAAGACCTCGAAGAGGTGGCGGATTCTATAGTGGCATCGATCAACGACGCCTCTATTACTCTGAACATTACGGCTACCTCTATGGGTGCAGCCGATGGCGAAGAGCGGATCCGACTGGTCATGGATGCAGGCGGAGAGGGCGGAAACCAGCTTATCAAGCTGGAAGAGGTATTCATTGTAGATTCTTTGTCTACCACCAACTTCTTTATTCCTCGCTTCTCAGGTGGTTCCACTCTCGGGTATCAACTTCCGCCTAAGCAGGCAGATGGCGGTGCTTCTTCCGATACATTCTTGTTCGGTGGTGGAGTAGGTTCCGTTACTAGCGCGTCAATCGATGAGGCGTATAAGGCAATCGAAGCGGCAGACATTCAGATTGTCGTTCCGATGCCCGGTAGTTATGCAGCCTCGGACTCCAATCTTGTGGACCACTACAAGAAGGCGGTCACGCACTGTGTAGACAGCGCAATCGCTGGATACGAGCGGAATGTTTGGGCAGGTGCGTCTGAGGGTAATACACCCAAAGAACTCTTCGACACCTTCACCAAGAAGCTGAACAGTCGGCATCTTGCTATGGTTGGACAAGAGATTCAAATCACCAACAGCAAAGGTAACCTTGAGTGGTTTAGTCCTCAGTATCTCGCTCTAATGTGCGCGTGTATGCAGGCGGGAAGCGTTGTAGCTACTCCTTTGACTTGGAAACGTCCGAGCGTTGTTGACGTTCGTCAAAAGTGGAATAGCTCACTTGACGCGGGGGAAGCGATAGCACGCGGTCTCTGTGTGTTGAGTGAGGACACCCTTGGATGGAAGATCGAACGCAGCGTGACGACCCATATGGAGGACGATAACCCGATCTATTCGGAAGTGTCTTCCATGGAGAGCGTGAACACTAGCGTTCGGGCTCTACGGAACCAACTGTTGATTCAGATCGGTAACCCGATCTATTCCAACACTGCCCCCAAGATGGCCAGCAAGGTGGATTCTGTACTGGATAGACAGGTACAGGATGGTATTATCAAAGCGTACCAGAATGTTGTACTCGAAGATCTCGGAGATACTATCCGAATCACTTACGAAGTGGCAGCAGTTGAGCCCTTGAACTTTATCATCATTGTGGCCAACGTGACTCGAATAGCATCGACCTAGTAGGAGGAACCCTCGATGGCAGAATACAGACCAATATCAGGAGCCCGCGCACGGCTCTACTTTAACTCTACGACACCAGCAGGGTGGGCTACTGGCGTCAATGCCTCAGAGAGCATCCAGCTTCAACGTGTGGATGTTCTAGGGGACATCGACTCGCAAGAGATCGAGGCCGTAGGGCGTTCGGTAACCATGACGGCGGATTTCGTTCGTATCTTGGGGGAAAGCCTCCAAAAACTAGGGTTTTGGCCCTCTGGCGGAACGGCGGACATTATCAACTTCCCCGAGATGACAGCCGAGATTTACGACGAAGTGGGCGAGAATATCATCTATCGACTCGTAGGCGTGAAGTGTGAAACACGTAACTGGCGGTTTGATCGCTCCGGTTTGATGACAGTAAACGCTACCTTTCAAGCCCGAAAGATGCTAGATGAACAAGGCTAGTATTTTTATGGGAGGTAGCAATGGATACACTCACAGGGGTAGCGGAACAGCTACAACCTCCGGGTAATAAAGAAGATAATCTTTCTAAGAGAGAAGAGTCCTTCACACTCGTTTACGATTCGCCAGACGGTCGGTGCGAAGATGTGATCCTATCTCGGATATTGGATTCGGACGAACGGTTTGAGGTGGCTCGAATATCCAGCACACTGGCGCGTCCAGTTGTGTTTGATCAAATGCCAGCCTCGCAGCAAGCGCGTCTTTGGGCGATTGCTTGGTGCGCGAAACAACTTCGAGATGTTCCGAACTGGTTAGACAAGTGGATTCTGCTTGATGACTCTTTGCTTTTCCAGCTTTTCGAGGTGCTACAAGACCACGAACAGCGGTTTTTTCGTTCAGGCGGTGGAGCGGGTACGGCGGATGCGTCGGCTTCAAGGGTGGACATTAGTCCAGTCAACGCTACCATCGCCTCCTCGAAGCAAACACGAACCCGGCAGAAGTAACTTATGTCCAGCAGATATACAGACATATTTCATGATGAAGATGACCGACGAAGAGTGGGCAGAGTTCGACGTACCGCTTATGCGAGACGGGGAGCCTGTAGAGACCGGAGATTCGTTGGTTGATGAATGGGAGAAGCAGCTTCAGGGCGACCTATCGGACGCGGACGAAGCACCTTGGTTTGAGCAAGTCAGAGAGGTATTAGGAGATGAGCCAACATAGAACATCAGTAACCGTTACGGTTGATGACGCACAGGCTCAAAAGTCTCTTGATTCTTTACTTGACAAGCTGAAAAAAGCTAAGGAGTTGGCCGATGGTATCCGCCTGCCTGGAGGTGGTGGTAGCGGTATCGCTGGAGGCACTGGTAGCACAGCAAGCGGCTCCGGTGGCGGTGGCGGCTCCGGTGGCGGTGCTGGTGCTGGTGCCCGTGGAGGCCTTCATCCAGGAATAGGTCTCGCAGCACGCGGTGGTTTTGCTGCCGGGACCTATTCTGCGAACATGGTAGGACAAGCGGCTGGAATGCGTAATGATCCGGCTGCTGCTGTCAAGATGACGGCAAAGATCCTCGGAGATGGTCTAAACGCTATCGCGGATGGTGTTGCAGGTGTTGCGGAGGCTCTTCCTTCAGGCGGCGGCTATGATACTCCATGGGGTGCTGCTGCAAGCGCAGCGCAAGCGGCTCTAAAACTAACCGCAGCAACGGCTGCTGCGTTCGGCAAAGTGATTTCAGAAGGAGTACAGGCTCGATACGAGCAGCTTGGGAAGTTCAAGTCCATAGAAGGACCGGGCGCGATGGCTTCCGCTACAGCGGGCTATGATAACCCTATGAGTGGGACGGGTTTCTCTGAAACAAGCGCAATGAAAGCAGGCCGGTCGTGGGGTTTTGGTGCTCAAGAGTCCCAAGGAATGCTTTCTTCTTACGGAAGAACAATCGGTGTCGCGGGCAGTGCTCGTGTCGCTCCTCTTCCTTTCCAGGCAGCACGTTCAGGTATCTCCACGGACCTAATGGCCCGGTACATTGGCCTTGGCGGTCAAGGTATGGGAGGCATCGGCGGCATTGGAGCACAGTCGCGAAACGTACAGGGAACTATTGCGTTTGCTGAAAGCCAGGGCCTACGAGGGGATAAGACCTCGGAGATGATGGCGAGGATCGCAGCGGCTACTACACAGATGGCGGAACAGGGCGTTGGCTTAGATGGCGGCGCAGTAAACCGATTTATGTCCGGCGTTTCTGGGATAGGAAAGAAACAGGGCGTGGGCGGAACCAACTTGTTTGGAGGCATGCAGGCGGCTCGAACGGCTACAACCCTTTCCGGCATGGGTATGGGTGCTGTGAACAAGATGCGGCAACCCTTCGGAGACATGGGCAATCAGCTATTGATGGCTCAAGCGTTTTCTGAATCGGACGATATGCTAGGCGCAGCGGCTCTTGTGGAGGATTGGTCCTCTGACCCGGAGAAAGTCCGTCAGAAGCTACGGCAGGCAGGTGGTGGGGACGCAGCGTCCTTTGCGATGTTCGGCGGTGGGATGGGCGCACGGCAGGCCGGTGCCCTCGGTAAGAGGTCTAGGCGTATTCGCGGCGGAGTGGGCAGCAGTACAGGCACAGCGTCGAAAGCCAACTTTGAGTATTCCCGCGCTTTTGCAAAGCAAGAGACGGAGCTAATGAATCAAGCCGGTGGTATGGCTAACAACAAGAAGTTTATCGAAACTATGACTTCTATGAGCACAGCCATAATGAGCACGTCTAAGCACGCTGAAAACATGGTGGACCTTCTCGATAAAATCTTGAAAAAAGATGTCTTTTAGGGGGGGTGTACTATGGGTGTAAAGGACGGAAAAGTTGAGCGTTTTCTCACGCCGGTAAAGATCCACGAAGATCCTCGAAGCAAAATAATGTCTAATGCGTATGACGGGTACGCGAAAAAGGGTCTTCCTATCGTCGAGTTCCACGGATACGCCTCCGAAGGACAGGCCTCTAACTCTTACGGAATGGGTAACCTTGAGTGGGCGCGGGATGTCACACAGTTTGTTACGAAGGTGTCTTGGACTACCTCCACACAGGCCCCGTGGGAGAACATGCAGATTACCATGAAACTCCCGTTAGATGCGTGGCAGACGATCATACCGGGAAAGACCTTCAAGTACCCTAAGATGGCGGGAAAAGATGGGTCACACCCAATCGATTCGGGGGTAGTAAAGACTCGTGTAGAACAGGGCGGGCTAGACGTAGTAAACAAATACAGCCCGACTAAGCTCGGTGCAGACAAGGGCTGGAAGACACACCCGAGGCGCATACCAGAAACAGGGTTTTGGGTAGTTCTGCGCGGGCCTGTTGAACCTACAAACGGAATACAAGATTGGGGTAACGGCTTCCCAGCGTATGCTTGGGGATATGCCACCATGGTAAACGCCTCCATTCGTGCCGGGGATGACCCGAAACAGCCTCCGATGGCCTCTGTGGATATCACGGTGAACTCTTGGGTATGGCTGTGCCAGAACTCCCGTATGGTGATGGCTCCTGCGAAAGCGGCATATGTTAGATCCGGGTTCTCCTTTGGTATCAAAGAGTGGAAGGACCATATGAGTACCTTCTTGAAATGGGCGTCCAAAGGAAACTATCCAGGTCAGACCTTCTCTCGAATGTGGGAGGGAAGTATCCCTCTCCATGTCCAGGGCAAGGCACCATTAGAGCGCGGGGACGGAATCTGCCAGATCTACCTACCGAACACCATCGCGAGTACCCAAGGCTTTGTTTATAGAGGCGATTTTGACCATAAGGCACTGAATAAGCTGTCTGGTGAAGACCAACTGAAAGCCGTAGAGAAAATAGGTAAGGCGGGGAAGGGGCCAAACGGGTATCACGAAGGATCTGGGTCGAACCTTAGTCATAAGTTCATGACGCACATGAAACCATATCGAATGGACGAATCTATTCCTGTTGTGTGGAATATGACAACTTGTGGCTACTTTGCTCCTAACAGACTTCCACAGATGCTACGTGTTCCAGGAAGAGCCCTGAACTCCTTCGGCAACTCTATGCCTCACAGTACGATATGGCAGTGGTTCTGTAGCACATTCGCTGCGGACAATCGCGTAGTAGAGATCTTTCCCTCATTGGAAACACCTCTTCCACACAAGAATCCGGGCTATAGGTGGGTAAAAGAAGGCAACATGGCTATGGGGGCTTCAGTTCTCGCTAATAACGATGCTGTTAGGACTGTACACGGAACTCCCTCTGGTATGATCCGAGGAGACACAAAGGGTACAACGACCACCCTCGATCACAAAACAGCCAATGTCACCGAGGCTCACGGCAGCGATCCAGGACTAGGTTCTCTCAACCCCGAGTCGCCTCTGGACCCAACAACACAACAGCCTAAGTACACAAAAGCGCAGTGGAAGTCTATCGTACAGCTTGCCAGACGCAAAGCCAAGCTCATCCAGGACGGGACAAGGTACGGGCTCTACACAGAAGGGTCCAAAGAAGAGTGGAAAAAATACATCGAAGAGAACTTCGACGATAGCTTTGTCAAGTCGTGGATGGCAGAAAGCGCAGATTGGGATTGGTGGAACCATGACGGGGAATGTCACGAAGACATAATCGCTCCTGGAAGGAACTACATGACCCCTTTCGCTAAAGGTCTTGGGGCACAGCCTGTAATCATGTACCGGATGCGTCCGAAGTTCTTCATTCCAAACACACAGTACGAGTGGACGAAGTACCTCAGGGACAGAGAGAAAACTAACACCAACATTCCAACAAAGACGTTGCTTAGTCTTGTGATCAGCGGAGTTACTCCAGCGGAGTACCTCTCTAGTATGATGGGCTACTATGCTGCTGATGCAGGGCTGCGTACTTGTAGCCCTTTGTCATACACGGAGTACGCAGCATCCGAGAACAAGAGTCGAGGAGCATTATATTCTTGGGCGAAGAGCGAGGTGATGTCTGTGAACCTTGTGTGGGACGAAAACACTCGCGTAAACGCGGTGTATATAAATACCCCGATCAATCCAGGCTCTCAGATGAAGATGTTTGGGCTCATGGGCAGGCCTGCGGTAGGGAACAGGGACGTAGGCATGCACGGCCTTCGTATGTACGAAGTCGATTGGCCTTATTACCCTATCCATGCCGGTCAGGTGGCAGCAAGGTCAGACGGCTTGGTGCTCAACATGCAACTAACGTCGATGATCGACATCGCGTATCAGATGATCGGGTCCGATAGTCAGTCGTGGTTCCATGCAGGGGCCTCTGTCTTATGTGAGTACAGGCCTCTCGTAAAAGCAGGTCACTGGTGTGAAATAGCTCTTCCTAGTTCCGGTACCTTTGTAGGCGCAACTATTCCGCAATCGGCTTTGGCCGACACCTATGATCAACACCTTCCAGATTCGTCGGGAGGGCCGAGATCGTTCTCGGCTGCACACGCATGGGACCGCGAGGCTTTCACAGGGTATATCACCTCTGTCACACACGAAGTTCAAGTCCACCCAGACGGTAAAGTAGTAGCCCGAACGTCGCTAAATCTACAGGATGTCACTTTGGGGGGTCGTGGGAACTTCCAGGTAGCCGTTCCTATAGACCGTAAGTGGGGACTAGGGTCCAAAGAGTTTATTATAACGAAATCGGGCTCGGTTCTCTTTGGAGAGTTCGACGCAGAGAAGCATGTGTTCGTGAGTACCGACGATCAAGGAAACAAAATCATAACGGACGTGGAAGGAAATCCTGTCGGCAAGGATGCCGTTCCTGGATCTACAGATCTAGGTGGGGAAGAGGTAAAGGTAGGCGACTGATGTTCATTCGAGGCGGAGCACACATAGACCCGATCAGAGAGACCGTAAAGAACTTCTATGGTGCGAAGAAAGCGGGCGGACAGGTGCGAGTGATGAAGGTAATCACTACCCGTATGGACAAAGGCATTCCTGTAGCCGACATCATCGACGCAGACGGGAATATGTTCCTCCAGTGCAGAATGATGGGCATAGGCGGAGGAGGAAAGGACGACTTTAGTTATACACCACCTTCTTCCGGTGACTGGAAGGGAGGCAAGGCAGGGCTGGACCATAGCGCGGCAGCGGAAGTCATTGTGGCCTATCCACAAGGACAAAGACCACATCCGTTTATTCTAGGTACGCTGTTCAACGCCAGAAATACCCGGCACCTCACTACCAAAAAGACAGGTAGTCGTCATTCTCCAGGAGGTTCTGGACCGAAGGGTGGGCAAAAGACGTGCAAGCCACTAACAGGCGGCGGTCCTATGCACAAGAAGCTGAACGGGAAGAAGTCAAACATGCTGTCGATGAAGCGAACAGATGGCGGGGGTGTTTCACGCATACTGGTCAACTACGAGGGCTTCATTGGGATAGATACACGCTTGAACCCCAAGGACGGATACATCAAGTTCGGATTAGGAAGAGAGGCTTGCATACGTGTATCTCACTCTTACCCAGGCGTAGGATCTGACCGTACTCCTGAAAAAGGCGGTAAGTACGGAAAAAAAGAAGTCTACGAGGACAACCAGTGGATCAAAGATATGTATCCGGTGAACGAGTATCTGTTGATGGCAGGTAAGTTCATGGCGCATTACCAGATGGTTGTTGAAGAACTAGATCGTTGTCGTGATTGGATCAAAGGTATTGCTTCTAGTCTGGCGTCAGCAGAAACAACGGCGCAAACGGCAAAAACCGCAGCGGAATCAGCAGCACCCGGTACCGGAAGTGTCGCCTACGGTGCTTCATGGGATACCTCGTTGCAGGGAGCACCTTGGACTGCTCACGGCGCGGGCAGCATGACGACAGGCGCACACGATGGCGGTGGTAGTCTTGAAGCCTACGACTACAACGTGAAGGCAAATAGCTGGAAAGGCGGAAAACTCGCTTACAAGGCCGAAGAGTTCAAGTCAGCGGCCTTCGTTATTTCCAACAAGAACGTATGTGACCCACATGATCCAACGTAAGGGAGCGAAGAGATGGCAAAGATAAAAAGTACAGGCTTGATCGATCCGTCGAGTCATCGGACTAAGGAAAGTTCGTGGATGGATGGTCCCTCTTTGCCGGGGGTAGGAAGCGGAGGATGGGGTGGCTATTTCGCAGATATCTTCAGGATCAAGATCGACTATATCCTGGAACTCCATGTACACGGTAGAATCGAGGCCAGTGTTTGTCTGCCCATTACCCCAAGCATGATATCGATAAAGAGACCTGCATCCACACTTGTTACGCACACATTCGGGACCACTCCTGTTCGAGAACACGCCTACAACAGACATCTCGAAATAGAGATAAGAGGCGTGTCGGGACATGCTCACAGGCAGGGCAACACGGCGGACGGAAAAACAGAGTTTATGGACGGCTACCATATCGTTCAGGAGTTCGATGCTTTCCTAGATAAGTATCAATCGAAGGCTGTGGAGGAGAACGGGAAGGCTTGGTTGGGAACAGAGCAGTTCCGAAATCGTAGAAACGCCTGCTATCTTGTTTTCCGTGCTTTGAACGAGAAACTTCACGTCCTGGTTGAGCCTACGATGTGGGAAGTGACTAGAGATGCTAAGAAGACGCGAGTTGGTTGTGATTGGATGCTTTCTCTACAGGCATACAAGGCGTTTGGCGCGAAAGAACCTATGGGGCTCCTGGGACCGTTGGAGGACTATGTAAACTACGCAACAAGGATGATTGACGCCGGGAACAACATGATAGCCTTTGCCAACAACTTCATGGCTTCTACGAACCAAGCGATAGATGTTTTGAGAGGTCCGGGCCGTGCTTTGACTCGAATGTCTCAACAAATACGCTATGTGATGGAGAGTGCGGGTTCGATTCACGCGAACGCCAGAGGTCTTCTCATGGACTACGCGGTAGCTGTTCAGGGCTTCTCTGCTGCTGTGAACGAAGCTAGGGATCTTGGGGATGCCGGACCTATGGCTGGTGAGGGTTCCGCTCTTTCGGATGCTTGGGATAGAATCTCTTGGGATGGGGAGAGATCGGCTATTCTTGCCCGTGATGCTATGGGTGCGATTGGTGCAGGGCCTATTCTGTTAGATGCTGCCGTTGAGTCGTATGAGGATGTTACTTCTACATGGAAAAGCGGTGAGAATACCACCTTGTATTCCTTTGTACCGGCAGAAAAGGGGTACGGTCCTGTTGCTAATCCGTTCATAATGGGCATAGCCATGGACCTATTCCTCATAGCGCAGGCTATCTATGGAAATAGCTCAGAATGGGAAACCATTGCTCATTTCAACGACATGCCGGACGCTTACACAAAGAGCGACGGTACGCTTCTTATGCCGGGGGATGTTATCTATCTACCGGATGTACCTCATGCCTCTCAGCCAATGGTCGCGGGGCCGTCTGGTAATCCTACAGATGTCTTCGGGGAGGATCTCCTGCTCGAAGACGGCGATTTAGTGATCAAAGCAGGTAAACTAGACGTAAAGACAGTGCGCGGACCTGCTCTTCTTGAACAGGCTCTTAGAAACCGCTTGTCTACGCCTCAGGGCACGTCCAAATCGTTTCCAGGATACGGGGTACCTGTCGTGCCCGGAGATACGATACAACCCAGCATGTTGGGGTATCTCGGAAGTCATTTTCGTGGGCAGGTACTTAGAGATTTACGGTTCAAAGATGTTGTCGATGTAAGCATAGCGGATGAGGGCGATACATTGAGCGTTTTTGTGGAAGCGATTCCTCATATGGCAAAACCCGTTTATACAGTAGTTCCTTTCAACTCGGAGTAGTGTTTACTGTAGCCAATCCGCAACAAATCCGATAAGATTCGGGCCGCAGGGAGTAGATAGAAATGGCATTCTCACCAAGAACTAGCACAGATGTACTCAAGACTTTAGCAGGTCGTGTGATCCAGCGTAGTTCTCTCTCTGATTTAGTGGAAGGATCTGTCCTTACACATATCTTGGCGTCGATTGCCGATGAGATAGTAAGCTACGAGCTACGGTTGTCTTCTCTACGTGACAGTTTTCACTTTACAAATACCACAGGCAACTACCTAGATATTCGGTGCGCGGAACTTCCTCCTAGAGGCATAGCAAGGAACGCTGCGTCTGTTGCTTCCGGTAGTGTTATGCAGATTACCAGGGAAGATCTCGACGAGACAGGAGATAACCCCTACCCGGCAGATCTCGCGATTCCAGCAGGAACAGAGTTCGAGAATCCCGATACTGGTGTAGCCTACATTACCGTAGGAGATAACACCATTCCAGCAGGTGCGCCTAGTCTGGATGGTGTCTATATTGTGTCCGTAACACCGGGCACAGCAGCCAATGCCGGTCTCGGAGAGATTACCGAAAAGACTGTTGGTCCAGAAGAGATTATAGCGGTCACCAACACGCTGCCTTTGGCGAACGCAACCAACCTAGAGTCTGACGGACACTTGCGGATGAGGGTAGCAAAATACCTCAGTTCGTTGGCGAGGTGTCAGCCAAAGGCTTTAGAATATGCCGCTTTGACTTTTCGATCTAGTTCCGGGCAGGTGGCTAAATGGGCCACTGTCTACGAAGATCCGATTCGTCCCGGTTATTCCGAGATCATTATCGACGACGGTTCCGCTCTTGTTGACCTACAACGCGACGGTGGAAAGTCTACAGGTGTTGTATCCTCTACAGGCGTATTCGCCATGTACTTCGAGAGGCCTGCGACAAAGAACATAGATAAAGTGGTCATCGTAACTCCTCCCGGACAGCCTGCCAAGGCTTCTCTCACCGAGGCGGGAAAAGATTATGTAAGCATTCCCGAACGCGGAGTCCTGTACCTCACAAAGCAAGGTCAGGAAAAACTGTCTCCTGGAGATACGTGGGTTATTGAGAACCAGAACGACGGAACTCCGTACCGTGTCTACACAGACCTTGTTGCTGAACTTCAGGGCTACCTGGAAGGTAGTGTGTCGGACCCAACAGGAAGGCCCGGTTTACGTGCTTCAGGTACACGAGTTCGTGTGAAGACACCTACGTTGGATAAGTTTGCTGTAGATATCTGGTTCGCTCCTGTTACGGGCGTAGCGCACGAAGACCTGAAGGGCCTTGTGGTAACATCGGTTGTCCAGTTCTGCCAGCAGTTGGCTCCTGGACAGTCCTTGATCGTGGCGCAGCTTATCGACTACCTAATGAATGAAGGTAGGTTGCAGAACATACGGCTCTATAAACCAGGCACTTTTACTCCTTTAGAGGACGTGGAGGTCCAAAACTACTGGTTCGCCTTGCGGGCAACCAGTGGCGACATCAACATTGTTGCTTCACCTGAGGGAGACTAAGCGATGCCTACAACTTACTGGTGGGACAACGTACTACAAGACGCTGTTCGTTTCGAGGCTCTTGAGCGTTTGGATCTTGTCGATGCGAACGCACTACAGAGACTCGTTCTCAAATATAATGAAGAACTTCTTGGCGGTTTGATGGGCCATGGTGCCGGGTGTCTCACTCGACCATGGGTCACATACGAGTACCCCTCTTCCTTGAAAGGAGGAATGAACGGGCCGTACTACGTGAACATCGGACCTTTCCAGATGTACTACAGCTACGAAGGTCGCAGGTCTGATGGTACGCCTATTGTAACAACCCCTCCCGCTAACGCCGTATTTGAAAACGGTTACTGGTCTTCTGGCGGCGATCCTACGAAGACCAATTCTATGGACGACGACGGTAAGGAATATACTACCATCTTCAACGGCACGCACTACATGCCTGCAACACCGGATAACTCAGGACAGTATCGCGGAATGGTGTTGAGCCATGACCCAGAGGACGCGGTACAACAAGCGCACAGCCGGGTAGACATCACAGCCGTCTTACAGAGCAACTACAATGATTTCAAAGATCCTGTATTCGGTAAGGCCTTCAAACACTTCTATATCTATGCACGCCCTGCCATTGTAGACTCGGAAGAAGACGCTAGACGAAAATGGTCGGTAACAGAGAACACAGAGGTTCCGACAACTATCAAGACCCGTAAGCGGACTAGGATACAGTTCACTGTAGCGCAGGACACGCCTTCTGTGCCTATCGACGGGGACGGATTCCCGACAGAACCTCCATGGGTCAAGGTTGCTACTTTCGGCACTGGTCAACTTGATATGACCTTTACGGGTGGTACCTCCCTAGCTCCTATCGATCCAAGCGTGTACTGGATATCCGCCTTTGACACAGAGAACAACTTCGAGTGGACGGGGGAGTTCCAGAATGGACAAGTGCCTTTCGGGGCACCTCGGGACAATGCTGGAGCCAGTAACCTGCTGTTCTTTGGTGGTTTAGATGCCGGGTACATTCAATCGGGTGTGTTCGGAGAGAAGAAAGATCTAGGCATAATCCGGTTGACCCATTTGATTCGTAGGCAGATACGAGCAATCTGCTTCGGGAATAGTCCCGGCGTAGAGCCTTGGTACGGAACTCCGAGTATTAGTCTCGCTTACATAAAGAAATGGATGAACCTCGTCTGGTTCGATTTTGACGGGCAAGAGGGTTCAGAGAATGGACTAGGGCCTTCGGTTAACTTCGACGAAGACGCAGGGCTTCTACCTTCTGCTCTTTCTTGGGGCAGGTATCTTATGCCCTTCGATGACCAATGGACTACGGGAGACACCAATGCTTTCTATCCTGAAACGTACCTACATGCTTGCGGTACCGTATTTCTGCACGGTTATGACGCGGACGAGTTCGGTACTGGACAAGGAATCTACAAAATAGGCTTCCGGGGTTTTGGGTTAGAGCATGTGGAAGGGTCTACGCTGTACACTTGGCACCAGGGTGGTGTTTGGTCCCCGTACTCCTTCATGTTTCGTCTAGCTACGAACAACCAGTACGAGCCGACTGAGGGTGTGAAATACGAGGGATATACGAACCACCACGAACATATCTTCGACGGACATTATCCTTTCGAGGTCATCGCGATTCACGCCACTCCTACGGGCAATCCGCACTATTGGCAGGGAGGAAATGCTCTTGGTTTCAAAGACCTTCTTCCTCCAAATGGAACAATGAACGAAGAAAGTGCTGCTAACCCGAACGGGGAGATGGACGGAACAACCAAGGGTAGAGACTGGTATAAAGGAAGCGCGAAACACGGGGTACATGGTGAAATTGACGGGATTCCTGCCGTAGGAACTCCTCATGTTATCTTTCCCCTCTACAACTCCGATGGTTCTTATGACCACAGAGATTTCCAGATTAGGACCATTTCTCACGTTATTGGGCCTGCTCTTTCGTCGGAGTTCCTCGCAATGGGTGAACACCTTGCTTCCGACTATTTCGCGGCAGGTGATGATTTTGGCGAGACACACACCCCCAATGGTCCGGCGCACAGCCATCCTGGGGATACGAAGAAAGACGTGTGGTCAGCCCTAAAGACATTCTTCAAGGGGTTCGGAACACAGGGGCAGCCAACTGCGGCAGGTGCTTGGCCGCACGATACTGGAATGACTACAGGTAGGCAGAAGTACCCATTTCATATGTATCCGCTCTGTTCGGTAAGCGTTTGGTGTCGTCGCAAATCTAAGGCGAAAAACTAATGAGGGGGTACTAGACCATGGCAATCACGACTATTGCGTCAGCAAACGCAGATCCTCAAAATAACCCAGCAGACGACTTGATCCTGTCGCTGTCGAACGACGCTCCTATGGTAACGCCTCAGGACATTGCAACACAGCAGTTGTATGGGTTCGCTACAGACAGCGGGGACGCGGGGGCTTCATGGGTTTACTCATGGAGTATCCTGTCTTCTCCTCCTTCGAGCACGGCGGCAATCATATCGGCTACAGCGCAGAACGTGCAGGTACAGAACTTCAATGCTTGGGGAAACATACGCTTGTTTCTTGTCGCCACGAACTCAAACACAGGACACTCTTCAGAAGCAGATCCTCTGAAAGCTCCATCGAGTTCCTTCGTAACGATACGGATGCGTTCACCTAAACACGGCATCCAGAAAATGGCAGGAGGAGAAAGAAACTGGATGGGTGCTGCCTGGGAATGGGCGGACGCCATTGAGAACATGCAGGCAGGCGTAGGCGACCACACAATAAACTTTCACTCAGATGTAAACAACGCTACAGGCGCGGACTTGGATGTTCTATCTCAGGGCGGGTATGCGATAGACCCGGACGGGTCTAACCCGATGAACCCGCAAGGATTCTCGCCTCTCCACAGACATATGGGTAGTGACGTAGATCCGGCCACAACGAGTTCCCTCGGTACCGTTGTACTGGCAGATACTCCGCTTGACGCAGCCAACCCGTTAGCATTGAGCCGGGAGTACATTACCTACACGGCCTCCGTAGATGTAATTTCGGGAGTAAAGGGATTATCTCCCTACGCCACAATACCTATGTCTGCCTTCCTTGGCGGTACTGTAAGTCCTATGATCGCTATCTGGGCGTGTCCGTGGGGGGGTATCGAGTATTACAAGTGGAGCGTGTTTATCTTGGATGGTGGCGGGACTTCAACACAGCCTTTCGAGTTTACGTTGCACTGGTGCTCTTCTCTTGCGGACGTTCTTGCCTCTAACTGGACGCAGGTACAAACAGCGACAGGGACAGACGTAAAAATGCAGTTCAACCAAGCAGGCAACAATCACGCTCCAATCGGTGGAGAGACAATCGAACTACCTCCGTGGGAGACAACAAAACGCGGATACATAGGCCTGGGAATGGCAAGGGAGCCTGCCGGGGTAGAGGTTGCTGCGGGCATTAGGGCCACTCTCATCTTGAAGAAGTAGGGGAAGATATGGGAAACAAGATAAACAACAGTCCTCCGTCGTACCGAGAAGGTTCAAGACCCTCCAACGTCAACTCTGGTACGCCTTACAGCGATGTACTTCTTCACGAAGACATCGTAGATGTAAAGGGCACAGGGGCAGCGGATGGTGCGGTAAAGTTGAACTACGTCGGTACGTTCTATAAGAACACCGGGGATATACACGCTTCGGGTTATACGAACCCTAGCCGGTTAGTTCTCCATGGTTCCTATCCTATGACCAAAACCATTGTCGTAGATGCGGTAAACGCCGCTGTAGGCTCTGGGAACACCTTTACTCTTACTATTGGGTGGCACGGTAGCAGTAACACCGATGTTCTTACTGTTACGGCGGGCGCGAATGCAAACGCTACAGCGGAAGCCATAAGGACAGCGATTGAAGCCGATGCCGTATGGCATGCCTACATTCATTGTTGGGTAGCTCCTGCTTCCTTATCTACTGTCCACTTTATTATTCGAGAAGATCGCTTTCGGAATATGACTATCGCGTCGAATGACGTGAAAGTCGTTTCTAATCTATCGGGCTACTACGAGACTGGGGGTGTTCAGCTTCTCGGAAACTACCTGTTTGATACAGAGTTCCAGTTTAGCCAACCTCCGCAAGGTCGGCAGGATGTCGTTATTCAAGGGGCTGCGTTTCGTCCTCCTCAATGGAGGGGTTACGGGGTCACATATGCAAATAGAGACACACGTAGACACTGGCCTGAAATAATAAGCGACGGGGTACCGCGCCTGAAAGTCCTTTGTCTGGATCACGATATGATCGACACAGAGTCAGCAGGTGTGAAGTACAAAGCACAAACAGTACAGGAATGGGTTGCTGCTAAAGGTACCTCTTTCGGAGAAGACTTCGACAACACGAAAGTACAGTTTATCCGGGATATCTGGATGCAGTCGAAAACCCCATGGACTAACGGGGCCTCTAACATAAGCTGGCACATTTCTGTTGGCAGAAAAGGGTCTAACCCGACAGCAGGCGGTACATACGCGCAACACAGCGCACATTACGACTTGATGGAGCCTGCTTGTGTGGGTGCTATCGACAGTGGCGGTAACCAACTTGTTGCAGCGAAACAGATACACGGTTCCGATGCAGACGGACAATTTGGGGACTTCCTCCATCCATTCGTCGGTGGTACCGCTTTGACTCAATCCACCAACTCCGGCCCTTCGGCTTCCGGGTCGCAGGTCTTCCAGGGTGTTGTTAGTGGGTCTTTTGCGGCAACAAATACCTATGCTACGTGGGGAGTGGCTCTTGCTACAGCCTCCGGGACACCATGTCCCGGTATTATGGTGCCAAGAACTAGCCGGTTGGTTGGTTTCACAGTGAAGTATATGGGCGCGGATGAGTTTGCCGCTGCTTCTGGAAGCAACAGTATCTCTTTCGAGGTCGGGTATATCCCGCTTGCGTCGGCTCCTACTACGGCCAACTTCACCTCTATAGATTATTTCGGTGCTGCTCCGTACAGCACCAACCAAGGAATCAAGGCAACCTTCTCAAACACACACGACAACACTTACCCACAAGTGTCGCTAGATTATACGAGCGAACTCAGTGCGGGAGGTGTCGGTATGATGGGACGGCCTCCGATTGTTCAAGGCGGTACGCTACTGGCTGTTCGATCTACAAAAGTAGGTTCTCCACAAGACAAGTCGGGGAACACGGACGCAGACTTTGTTGTGTCGCTTATTCTTGAGCCTGTGTGCGCGAAGGGCTCTTCTCTCAGAGAAGGGGCAACACCGTGGCTGAACCTTACCGATGGCGGTACAGGTCTCGCCTACCATAACGCAGAGATGGAAATCACTTTTGAGGGATATGATGCCGCTACTGGTCGGGTTGGGTCACCTCCCGATATCAATACCGTGACGGCTGGAGAGACCTGGATCTACGTCTTGTATGACGAACTCACTCCTGCGACGGCTTACTCTACAGCTTTCCTTACAGCGGACGCAGACACCGGGGGTAGATAATGGCTGTTGCTGTCTTCTTCTCTGAACGGTCCTATCTAGGCGACTCTAAGTCGGAAACGCTTCTTTCAGTAGAGAGAAGACGCAGCGACTACGGTTACAAGGAGGACGATGTTGTCTCTCTTGTTTATACTGCGCCTGCTAATAGAGGAACTGTCGTAGAAGGTGACAAGAGGGTTGTTTATCCAAGCCAGACCTCCCGTGCAACAGATAGCCGTCGAAGTTCCGAACTGCTTCACGCTCCTACCATCCGGGGAGATATCTTCCAAAGCGAGAGGCTTGAACGGGCAGCAGATGGCCGTGCCTTCCCTCACGAAGTGGTATCAGACAGGACGTTTGTCTCTGGGACCATGCACCTCTGTCCTAGTGGAAGGGCTACCGTCCATGTAACTGGACGTGTGCGTCCTTCGATGCACGGAGAGCGTTACTCGGAAAGAGCGGTACATCCGAGAGTGTCTGGTTCTACTGGTGAGAAAGTCCGTCTCACAAACCTCACAGCAACGGTAAGCGGGTCAAACAGGGTAGTCTTCGGCGTAGAGTGGACAAAAGGTACTGCTGTGTTCTCAAGCGGCGGTTGGTGCGTTTCTCCTACGTCATTCAGAGGACAAAACAACCTTGTCTACGGGGAAACTAGAGGTGGCGGAAATCCTACCTCGTTTCCCTTGGCTCTAGCTATGTTCTTTGAGGCTGACGAGGAAGATAAATACGATCTGGGATACTACGAGAGGCCTTTGCACAACACGTTGTATAAAGGTGTCCGGGGCAATGTCACAAGACGTTCTTGGGGGGCTCTACATCATGTATGGCCTGCCGATAGTGAAACATTCGAGATACGCGGCAGCAGAGATGCCGTTTCTCTGTCTCTAAGGAGCGTTCCTGTACCAAGTCCTACAACCTGTGTTCTCACACTAAGGGGTATGGAATCCCTTGCTGGAGATACAACGGCAGACACGCTTTATCTACATAGCGCGGACGGTTCTGCTACGCCATTTAGCACAGACGCCTCTGTGTCATATAGTGCAGGAAGGGCTTCCATTATAGGAACATCGGTAGCAGCGGCAGCGGCTACGGCTAAAATCATACTGCCAGCAGGGTCTACGAATACGAGGCTTGGAAAAGAGAAGGCAGCAGCTACCATTACGCTTAGAAAAGAGGCTACAGCGGCTCTTCTAGCGACAAAAACAATAACAGTCACGGACTCTTCTGGTACGTCGCAGAAGCTGACATTCAACAACACTACGACATCGAACGCTTCTGGTACTATCGGCATTCAAGGAGAGACACTAGCGCAGATGGCTAAGTCAGTCGTCGATTCGATCAACGCTCTTGGGAGTCTTGCGATAACGGCATCCCCTGCTACTCCGTCTGCGGACTCGAATGGTGACTATGTGGTCACACTTCTACAGGATGCGACAGGTGCGGAAGGAAATACACCTATCCAACACTCCTTTTATCAACAGCGTGCGGATACCTACCTTATCTCTGTTTCCTCCTCTTTCTCTGGTGGTGCTGTGAAGACTTTCTCTCTTGTCGATGGCAACAGCGAGAACCAGATATTCACGTTCGACAACACTACGACATCGAATGCTTCTGGTACTATCGGCATTCAAGGAGAGACACTGGCGCAGATGGCTAAGTCAGTCGTTGATTCGATCAACGCCTTGAGTAGTCTCGCAATAACGGCCTCTCCTGCTACTCCGTCTGCGGACTCGAATGGTGACTATGTGGTCACACTTACGCAGAACGCTGCGGGGCTTTCTGGAAATACTGTCATAACGAACAACTATTTCAACCGTGATATCGTCCAGTATTCGAGCGCATTTTCTGGAGGAACAGGGTCTTCTGGAAGTCTAATGACAGAGGCTCTGTACAAGACGCTGGAGTCGGCTATCTTTGCGGGCAGATTGAAAGGTACTCTATCGTCTTATACGGCGGGCCAAGACTCCTTTACTTTGACTCAAGATTCTCCGGGTACGCTGGGCAACGGAAAACCTTACGGGGCTTCTGTGACAAACGGGCACATTCGGTACACTCAGGTGGCTGGTGTGGATTCAAATGGGCAGGCTTCCATTACTCTTTCTTCGGCTGACCGGGTGGGGCACACAAGCATCGTTCCTGGATTACGGCCTGCCACAGCTACGTTCACTTTCTCGGACAAACCAAACGAGACTTCTACCATCTCTATCGTGGATTCTGACGGTACTGTCATAGTCTTTGAGGTAGACAACGAAAATAACGGTGCTGCTGGTAGCAATGTAGCTCTAAACGGCATTTCTGCGGCTGGAGGCGGCGCAACGGGGACTGCTGCGGACCTAACCGCCAAGATCAACGCACAAAGTGCTTTGGACATCGTAGCAACTAATCCTGCTGCCGGTCAGGTGGTGTTGACACAAGGCACTGCCGGTCAGGCAGGGAACACAACGATCACAACGAACAACGCTACCCATTGGGACAGTGTGTGTAGCGTCAATGTGCCTACTCGCTTTAGCGAAGGAACGAACCTTTCGGACGGGCAGACCATAGTCGTCGATTCTACTGATGGAGGTAGGCGGACCTTTCGCGGCATGTACACAGGAACTAACGGTAACAGGAACACCGATGGTTCTATTCAGTTTGTCGTTGTTAGTTCCAGCTATGTGACAACGAAGGACAACCTACAGGCTGCGATTGTCTCTGCTAACGGGCACAGTGGACGTATTACCGCTTCTTCTGTTCCTGGTGTGACTGCTTACGCGACCTTCACTTTCTCCGACAAGCCGAACGAGACTTCTACCATCACCCTCGTAGATTCTGACGGTACTACCGTCGTCTTTGAGGTGGACAACGAGAACAACGGCGTAACAGGAAGCAATGTGGCTCTGAATGGCATTGCGGCGGCTGGAGGCGGTGCAACGGGGACTGCTGCGGACCTAACCGCCAAGATCAACGCACAAAGTGCCCTCGATATCGTCGCTAAAAACCCTTCTCCGGGCAAGGTGGTGCTGCTTCAGGGCACAGACGGCACAGACGGGAACACAACGATCACAACGAACAACGCTACCCATTGGAACAGTGTGTGTAGTGTCGATGTGCCTAGTGCGTTTCGGAACGGTATGGACAGCCTAAAACCCGGCACCATAGCCCTTCGTCAAGTGGTGGGCGGTGCTGGAAGCAACAAAGGTATTACGGAAGGCTTATCTGGTACTACATTCACCTCCTTTAGCGGTGGAAAGGGTGGCGGGCTTGTTCCGGGAGACCATACTTATTACGCGGTAGCGTTCGCAGATGGACGTGTGTGCAGCAATGAGTTGCAAGTCACCTTCACTGTTGCAGATGCAACATGGACACGGGGGGATTAGTTTATGTGGGGATTTGGCTCACCTCATGCATTTGGTCTACCAGACACTCCTACCACTACGGGAACTCCTGGAGCACAGGGAGTTTTTCCTGTAGATACCCCCGATTACGATTGGGGTTTCGGTGACCCTCTGCCGAACAACTTTAGTTCTAGTCCGTCCGAAGAATGGGGTTTTGGGGAACCAGATCCTCCCAAGTTTACCGCCTTTATGGCCAGTGGGTCAGTCGTTGCCGACGATGGGGGTGAGATTGTTCGTCTGGTTGGAGAGTGGCCTATCGTGGGTCCGTACCGTGTTCAGCTTGTACACGCCACTACTGCTGAAGTCTTTCCTGATACAGGCAAGGCTTGGGGAACAACTGCTGTCATTCGGACAGACTCGTTTATGCGGGTAAAGACACGGACACAGCCTTATTTCAACTACACCAACTATTCTCAGAAAAAGGATGGAGATACTACTCTCCTTGTTCCTGGTAAATACCTCTCTATGACGCTTCCGCAAGTCCCTCCGGGAATATATGATGTGCGGATTCGATGGGGCCAAGACGCTCTAGCGGACGCTGAGTTTGCAGAAGATCCTTTAGTCCCGTCCGAGTTAGCTAAGTTCGGACAGCATTGGGCTGCTGCGATGGTCGAAGAGGTCGTTATCCCTAAAGCACTCCATGTTGTTTACAGGAACAGGGATCTGGCCACTTGGCATGTAAGAAGTTCCTTCCCTCCTGTTTTCGACCCTGGACCACGTACCATCCGGCTAGAGAATCCTTTTGGTACATTAGAGGACGACTACGATGGCTAGTGTGACAGGCGTTACAGTAATAGATCAAAGAACCCTTCGGGTTGGCTTCAGTGCGGCGATCACGTTGTCTAAGTTCACTCCGTGGAAATGTCGCCTTCGTCCAACCTCTGCGGGTGGTATCGACTGTATTGTGAACAACGTGAGGGGTGTCGGTACTTCCGGTACGGGCAACTTCACGCAGTTTGATCTAAACTGTGAACCTGGACTGACACCAAACGTCGATTACTCTCTTCACATAGGTATAGGGGGGCTCGAAGATGTTGCGGGTGCTAATACGATTAGCACTCCGGTTGTCGCTATTCCACTGGCTAACGTACCAACCTCAAAGGAATGGGACCATCCGCCGTTGCGGACTCTTACTAGGGCTTTCGGACAGGGGCTCGCTGAGATAGGCGGCATTCCGACCACTATACTTGTACGTGACTGGAACCCAGGAGATCCTGTTTTATACGTCGAAAGTACCCTGGCCTTTGATAAAGGCCCTTTGTTCGATGTATCGCGGAAACTAATCGAATACTACCACACAGGCGCGGCTCCAGCGCAGAAGGCTACATGGCCACCGAAGACCGGCGTTTCTGCCGTAATGGTGGGCTCTCGTCGCTTCTTCTATACGTGGATAGACCCGAGTTTCTGTGCGTTCCAGAGCATTCGTCCAGAGCCTTCGCAAGGATCTGCCCAATCTCTGGCTGCTGGTACTGTCGTATATCAGGACTATTTCTGGTCAAGTCGGCCTTTCAATCTGAACTACCCGATGTTTTGGTAGGTGGAGGTACCCTGTGCTGGAAGAACTATCTGCCTTTGAGCAAACGCTAAGAGACACCGACGCTACTCGTGCTGCTGGTCCTCATTTTGACCGTCTAAGCTCGCGACACGGTGCGCGTAGACCTCGCAACTGGGACACAGAAGCATGGAGAGGTGTTCTTCATGCAGCACAGTGGTCGCCACGGGGTACGCACGGAACGACACACGATATTCTTGAGAATATGTTTCGTCCTTGGAGCAGTACCTGTCGTGTGACACTCGTCAGTTCTGAAGGCGAAGGAAAATCTCAGATACAGTTTCATTCTCACATTGGTAAGGCTGGTATGGGCGACTTCGTTACAGATGTAACAACTACTCCCGACTCTACGTCTTTTCCGGGGGATACGTTTACTTGTAAGCATCTACAGCGTCTCGTTCGTATTTGGTACATATCCAAAGAAGACATCAAAGACGCCTCTTCTAGTAACCCTTTGCAGCAATCTCTTTCGCCTCTTGGACAAAGTGTTCCATACACTCAAGACGTTGCTGGAAATAAGACGTATGACCCACTCCACACTGTGGACATGCTACCTTGGAGAACAGGGCTATTCTATACGGTAGGTCCGGCGTTTGGTGTCGATGGTCTTACAAGCTCTACAACAGTAGACCTGTGTCCTGTGGATACGAGTTACTGGGAAGGGGCTAACTGGACAAACAAACAGAAGGTGTATCAACCGGACTCTGCTGGGGTCGTTGACGGGTTCAACATAGCCTTCGCACAGTTCTTGTCCTTTCGTTACAGAGAACCTAGTCCCGGACCTTTGTCTTTACCCGGCAAGGAGGCGGGTCAGACAATATACACCACACAATGCGGCGATGCCTGCGAAATACAGATAGATACAGACGTGGAAGCGTTCAACGTGCCTAACGCCTACCTAATGGATCCAGGCGGCAAGGACAAGGCGGAATATCTTCCGCACCCTCCTCCGTATGGTCCTCACATTATGGACCCTCTGAACATAGACAACGAGAATCCTTCCCCTCCTCCAAATGGAGATCCTTTCGGAACAGGCCCTCACCCTTTGTATTTTGAACCGGAAGCTGGTGCTGCCTCGGAGACCCTTACTGCCCTCATTGACCCATATCTAGCGGCAGGCGTGCGTTCCCCTGTCAGGTTGGTGATATGGTGCGACGACGAAGCTATCGAAGGTGTCGGGAGTTACGAAGGAAAATGACAAGAGAAGAAACAGCAGAACTACAGCGGTCTTTGTTGGCTTTGGGCTATTCGCTACCTCGCTACGGGGCTGACGGGTGTATGGGCGGTGAGACAATCAGCGCAATCCAGGAATGGGCGGGATGTGCTGGTATTATCCTTTCCGGCTTAGACACAGGGGACATTCCTCCTGAGGTAATCACGGCTATTCTGGCAGAGCATTCAGAGCTAGTAGAGAACAACCCTCTTAGCCCTTCCGCTTTAGTTCACGACGTTCGCGAAGACAGTTTCAAGGGTAATGAACACGGGAGAAACCCGATAGAGCGTATAGACACTATCTGTCTTCATCAAATGGCCGTAAAGGACAGCGACTCCATAGGCTGGGAGAGGTGGCGTAAGCTGGCTATCCATTGGGTTGTAACGTGTGGCGACAACGCTGCTGCCTACCTTCTGCACGATATGGACGTAAAGGTCTGGCACGGGCACGGATGGAACAGCCGATCTGTCGGCTTTGAGTTTGAAGGCTACTTCTCGGGAATAGGTACGGAAGAACGCTATTTCTGGAAGCCTAAGAGCCGTCCTAACCGAAAACCTATGGTTCCTACCAACAAACAGCTACAAGCAGGCTGTGACGCCGTAAAGGCTACGGTAGAGATGATTGAACGAATGGGCGGTTCTATCAAGTACATAGGAGCGCACAGACAAAGTTACGGAATGAAGTCTTCAGATCCTGGAGAACTTATCTGGAAAGGTGTAGCTCTTCCTATGATGGAAGAGCTAGGTCTTGAACAGGCTCCTACTTTGGGACACAAGAAGTATCCAGGAAAGCCCATTCCTGAGGCCTGGGACGCCCGTAACACGGGAGTCAAATACTAATGCAGGGCTGGAGGCAATGACTGACTCTCTTATATCCCAGCTTTTCGACTTCGGGGCATTGGGTATCTTTGCTGGATTCCTAATATGGCAGCACCTTGGGATGCAGAGAAGGATGGATAGACTAATGGTCGAGTTCCAGTCTGAGGTTAGGCGTTTCCAGACAGAGCTAAAAACTATCGAGGAGAACTTCGATAAACGGGTAGAGAGTATCAGAGGAAAGTACGAGGTGGTTTTATCCAACTACCGAAAAGAACATAACGAAGAAAGAGAGAGACTTGTGGCTAAGGTTTCGGAACTACAGCAGGCGGCTATTGCTCGTGAACGCGAGTCTCTTTTGAACTTCAAAGCGAGAGACTAGGAGTGCCGCTACATGGAACCCACGATAATGCAGGTGCTAGGCCAGACAGCCGGTACGTTAGTGACGATCTTTACGGCGGTTTGGTGGTTGTCCACACGGCTAGAAAGAATGCGTCTTCAGCTAGAAAACCATTCCAAGCTAATGGAACAACGGTTTACCGTCTTAGAGAAGGAAATGGGGGACTTCCGACGGGCTCTTGATGATGCCCGCGAAGGCCGAACAGAGATATGGAAGGAGGTCAACAGCCTCCGTGAACGACTTGCAGGGGCAGAAGCCCGCGCACAAAGAAGAGGAGACCTCAAGAAATGAGTACAGTAATCAGCAAGAGTATTTCAAACAACACCCCAGAAGCGGACCTACCGACTATCGAACAGACGATTGTCGTGCAGCCTACTAAAGAAGTTCCGGGAGAGGTTGTCGCAGACCTTTCGCAGCCACTACCTACATGGAACACCATCTTGCTGCTCGTTGCAGTAACAGCGGTGGCAACATGGGCGTTGGTTCAGATCGCTAAATCGCTCTTTCAAGGATGGATGGATTCCAAGAAGGGAGAAGATGGAAAGAAGCCCTGGTGGTGGGCAGGTGGTCTTCGGGTACTTGCTCTCGTGGCTGGAGCGGGGATTGGTACAGTTCTGTACGGGGCACTTGGGGGGACCGGCGACGGTTGGCCTTGGGGTACTGTTATTGGAGCAGGTGCGGGTTCTTTGGCTTCTATTGTCGTCATGGTAGTGAAAAAACGAATCAGAGCACTCGGGGAGTCCAAATGACGTGGCTTGCTGTAAAGGCAACAGCAACAAAGGCATGGTCTTGGTTACGTGCCGTTCCTTCTTGGGTTTACGCAATGCTTGGCTGGTTCGTTGCATATCTCTTCTGGAACCTCTCTAGGGCTTGGAAAAACAGAGCCGAAGTGCAGGCCAAGCAAGGCGGTGCGCGTGCCAAGCTAATCGAGGATGTGGTCAAGATAGAGGCTACTCGTAGATCGCGCATAACGAAAGCAGAAGAGACACACGCGGCCAAGCAGGAAGTAATCAAGAAGAAAGAGGAAGCTATAGACGCCTCCTCAGACGATCTCTCTTCGTTGGCCGATGTGATCAACGAATCATTCAAAAAGGAGGACTAGCATGTCGGCATTCTGGAAAGCGTTGCTACTCGGACTATCGCGATGAGGAGTCTGGTCGCCACACTCGTGCTTCTTGTGTTCCTACCTACTGCTGTGCTTGCGGAGACCCCTCCCGAATGCACCAAAGCGGTTCCTTTGCGCTTTGATCAAAAAGTATCCTGCCTTCAAGGGGTTCTTTTCCCACCTCAGTGGGCCGTTCAGTGTGTAAAGTGCAGAGATGTGGCTCTACCAAGCTGTCAAAACGAGATGTCGCTTCTGAGGGAGAAGTGCGAGATCGACGTGTCTGCTCTATCCGGTAGGCTAAACGCTCTACAGGTATTCAGTGACAAACAATCGGAGTTGCTCAAAGACTCTCTTCGCAGCGCACCTAGTTGGTACGAGAGTCCTTATTTCTGGGGTGTTGTCGGTTTTGTTGCCGGTACAGGTTTGACCATTGCTGTCATTTATGCGGTAGATACACGGTAGTTTACAGGGGAGGGGTACATGCACTGTCCACAATGCGGCGGCGATGCGCGGGTGTTAGATAGTCGTTCAGCAGACAACGACAATCCGCGATATCAATGGCTTCTTGAAAGAGGGCACAAAGTATATGGCTGGTGGTCCCCTCATGACTTCCGGCTTCGTAAACGCCGCTGTGGGGCATCTGACTGCTCTCACTGCTTCATTACCATCGAGGTAGGTCTCCAAGACCTTGACGGGGCCTTTACGGACGTTAGAGAGACTACTGTGAAGGTTCTGTTTGGTAGTGTTTCTACCGTTCACGGGGCCATACACAAATAAAAGCCCTCTTCCACAGACCCAATGAACGCTCGAAAAAAACTGTGAAAGAGGGCAACCACAAAGCAGGTTCGTGTCTTTGCGGTTATCTATTCTTCGGGGATTAGCCAGACAAAAAGCGTGTTTTTCAGTCGTTTGTCTGCGCCCTTCCTCCAGTAAACCCAACAGTAGTCGGCGGAGTCTACCTTTCCTGAGTCAAGGAATGATGGTCGTCGGCTTAGAACGGCGATAGCGGCGGGAGGATTCTTCCTCCAAAACTCGTATCTCTTGATGCTTGCGAGAAAGCCAAGACGTAACAGCACTACCGCACTCTTTGCCTCCGTGACGGCTTTCTCTACCCACTTCTCTGCGTCCCCGTAGGGGGGATTCATAAGGACGTGCTCTCCCTTGAAGTCTTGTCGGAGACCATCCGCCTCTTCTATGTTATACCCGGCTTTGACTCCTGCTTTCACAAGGTTTGGCTGGATCTCGTATCCTCGTCCAGCAGGTCCAGGGAACGCGGCAATAAGGGCTCCATCTCCCGCACATGGGTCTAGTGTCGGTCTAGGCAGGGTTAGTGCCTTGTAGAGGCTATCTACACACCACTTCGGTGTTCTGTAGAAGTCCTTCTTGCTTCTCTTTGCTCCTCGGTGCGTGCTGCTCATGTCTGGTCTCTCCTAAAATAAAAGTAAAGTGGTGAACTGATAACCTCCTGAAGATATAGACAGAGGTTACCAGTTCACCTTGCCAAGATTCCGCTTGGCGCGTCCGGTTCGATCCACTTGGGTAATCTTTACGGGGAATACCTGGAACAACCGGAAATGTGATTGCTATTCGTCCTGCTCTACGTCTGCCAGAATACCCATATTGTCCTGTATTGCGGCATTCAAGCCCATGATCAAACAGAAAGCGTCGGACGGGCTACCGTCCTCTGTGACTACTTGAAAACTAAGATGTCTCGACCAACCATGTCCAAAGTGCTCCATGTGTTGGACTGCCCAAGGGCTCGTTGGTTTCTCCTCTCCTGGATCTGCCGATGGTCCAAACTTATCCTCGAACACTTTCTCTATGTGTGCTGCATTGGCGAGTGCTTGAGCCTCGCTGTCTCTGGTGCAGATCACGGGACCGAGGGACCAAGACTTGAACAGTGGTAGTTTCCCCGAATACGAGAAGTTAGGAGGTGCCAAAAGGGCTTCCGCCTTCAACAGGTCCAGTTCCTCCACGTCTACAAGTTCCATGTATTCTTCTGCTGTCATAACTTCTTCCTATGCTACTTGGTGACCTTCCGTCTGGCGGCGGCGGCTAGTTGGGGTTTCTTCTTCCAGTTCTGGCCTCGTCGGCTCTTTCTGTGTCTACGCGATACCTTCTTGTCATCACGAACCTGTCCGATGCGTCGGATAGTAGCCTTCAGATCGAAAGCTGGAAACGCTCGCTCAAGTTCAAAGAAGTCGTCTACGGTCAAAGCGACGGCTCCTCTTCGGAGTTCCACAAGTTGTCTTTCCGTGACTCCCATGACGGAAGCGACATTCTCGCTGCCGTATTCTATGGTTAGGTCGTGCAGATCCATTCTCTTCTCCTATACCTTTGTCCGACATGCTGGAGATTCTGTAGGCGAAAACCTACAGATGTTCTGTAGGGTTGTCAATATGTTGTTTCTTCGGGCTCTATGGGCTCGTCTACGTCGGACTGGCTGTATCCCGTTAGTATCTCCGGGCGAAAGCCTGACAGTCTCTCTTTCCGGCACTTAGGGCAGACACGCGCCAAGGGTATCCCTTGGGCGTCGTTCTCCCACCAACTGTTTTCTCCAGAGCCACAAGAACATGGTCTCATTTTGACCCCCTGCGAACAGAGGCCTTGGGCCACTCCGACAAATCGCTGGTATCCGCCCATTGCCGAATGGTTCCTCCATCTCGGGCGTCGTACCACTTGAGCAACGCTCGATCTCCGGTAGCGTTGAACTGAACAAGCCTAACCAGTTTGCTGTAAAACAGCACCGTAGTGTTGATCTTGAGGCGGTTCATTAGTTGACCTCCAGTTCAGCTTTACAACGGGTGCAAATGATAGCGGTCCAACCATTTAGAGCGACCGTGTGAACCTGCCCGCACTGCGGACAGGTCACGGAAGCAATGGTCACACCGGCTACCTCTCGGTGTTCGGTAATCTTTGCTTTGAGGCGGTTCATTAGTTGACCTCCCGTGCTGCGATCTCTCGTTCTTCTTGAACTCTCCCGATGATCGCGTTGACTTGCTCTAGGAGGCGTTCTCGGTTGCCTTTGATTCCCAGCATGTTGCGGGCCATGGTAGTAGCGGCGGGCAGGTGGCGGCTAAACTTGATGCCGTGTGCCTGTAGCTCAAGGGCCTGCTTCAGGCTGATAAGTTGCATCATGCCGATAGCCTCTCCGGTAAGTACCGTACACCCTGTGGTACTAACGTGGATGCCTGCTTCTACTTTCGCGCCGTCTAGGTTCTTCAGATTGTTCATGTCGTTGTCCTTGTTCAAGTTGTTGTCGTTGTCTACATTCAGAAAGGTAGTCGATTACAGTTTACCTGTCAACCTCCTTTTTAGAGGGGCCAGTTGTCCGGTGTCCATTGCCTTCTTTAACCACATAGTGGCGAGCATCGTAGCGTGCTCGTCTGGTAGGTAAGCGGCTCCGGGCATAACACGGTCCACATAGGGCTTGTCTCCCCAGAGAAAGGACGGCGGGTTAGGCATATCCCAAGACAAGCCAGAACACTCTAGCGTCTGCTTAGGAAGATACTGTACCGTCATATCTACCACCTCCCCCGTCAAAGGGTTCGCGCTCCAACAGTGCATTTCTGGCATGACGTACTCAAAGCCCGATTCCGTCTCTGCCTCTCCAAGAACACCCTCGGTCGCTCGTATAACGTCCGGGTGGGTGCTGTCCCACTCATAACCGAAGTGGGTGTTCTCTACGTCCTCCAGTCCGTGCATCGGGCGGCGTTGCCAGAAGGCTGATCCGGCTTGCGGTACCAATCGGATGCCTCGCATGTGTGCAGCAGCGCACACAAACACCATCCAGTAGAGGCAGGCGGCATGTTCGGGGCCTCCTGGCTGCATGTACTTGGAAAACATCTTCTTAGCGTCACGAATGATCTTTCTCTTTGTTGTTCGGTCTCTCATTACATTTCTCCTATTTGTTGCTCATGGCCTTGAGACAGCGCGTACACGTCACAAGCCCAGCATTAGTGGTGCTGTGGGCTACCTCGTAGGGGAACTTCATCCAGTTGCAGCCGATGCGCTTGCGTTTTGGCGTCTCGTAGACCATGTGGACGCACTTCTTCTTGCCGTGAGGGATTCCCCAAGAAGGGTTTTCCTTGTGGTGCGCGATAGCGGCCACAACGGCCTTCCGTTGGGTCTTGAGGTTAGCGATTGATGTCGTGATGCTCTTGACGACTTCAAGACGCCGCGCCTCGTAAGAAGGGAGGGTTACGTGCGGCTCGTATATGTAGCGGTCGGGGAGAGGTTCGCAGGTGACTTGCGGCGGATTGGTGTCGTCTGCATCGACATTAACGGCTCGGACAAGCGTGCCCTCAAAACCGCGAGGAATGTCCGTATTGAAGTCGATGCAGGACTGTAGGCGTCCATATTTGCCGAACGTGCGTTGGATGCGCTCGGTAGAGACGCCTTGAGCAGAGAGGAACTCCTCTATTATTTCCTGGCGAATACGCTCCCACCTGTTACGGGACAGTTGCAGGGTATGGGTCCAGGCGTACACGTCGGCTCCTTTCTCGTGTGCTACAAGCTCCTCCTCTAGCCGGACCAAGGTCTCGTCCATACGTGCGATGATAATGAGGCCAGACAGGTCGGTCTCCTCAAGCGGGCGGGTACCCCAGCCCCAGCACTCCCCCCACTGCCAACCGTTGCCGTAGGAGCCTGCTCGTCGTCCGGTCTCTTTCCATCCGTGGCGTACAAGAGATCCGTCTTTGCGGACGTTGAAAGTCTTGAGGCAGCAGGCACAGGTTCCACGTCGGGTCGGGTCGAGGGCCTTGCGGGTGTAGGTAGCAGTCATTTCGGAAGTCATCGTTGCCGTCCTTGTTGGTGTCGCGTTGTCCATATTCAGGAAGGTATTCGATTACAGATTACCTGTCAACAATAAAAAACACCTCAAAAACTTGATAAACCCTAAAACCGTGCCATTCTCCTATGTAACAACCTCGCCATGTAGCGAATAAGGAGATTACCAATGACCTCAGAAAAACGACAAAATACTGCTGTAAACAATCCATCTCGTAGAGAATGCGTGCTCTCTTACGTCGGAAAAGCGGCCTTTATGACTCACTGGTTTGCAGCCTACGCGGCTAAGTTCGGGCCTTCCGCTACTCTTGGCGATGTCCGTCTGTGGCTCCGGGAGAAGCGGGGACCGGCTCGTCTTCGTTAGTAGGGTCGGGCGTGGGGTCGATGTTGTCCGGTAGGTTCAATGTCATTCCCCACTGTCCCCACCTTCTTACCTCCGACAACCTCAGTTGTGCAGGCTGTCCCATGTGTTCCGTCAAGTAGACTAAAGTCTCCTCGAATGTGTCGAAGACTGGTATCTGTTGGTTGTCGGTTGCTTCTACCAGTCTTTCTGGTATCTCGTCGCACTCGAACACAGCGCATACGTTGGAAGCATGTTCCGTGACAAACTTCATCGTAAGAACGGGCGGGTTTGTCCGGGTCATAGAGTTGCGGCAATACAGTACGACTAACACTGGATCTTTCATTGGACCCCTGTCGGTGAGTTGCACCATCCAAGCATTAGGGTCTCTGTCGATACAAGTGTGGCCTCTGCTCTGTCTAGGTGGGCTATCAAGTTGTCGTGGTGTTCGGCTCTTTGTGTTGCACTCGCTCCATTCAGTAACACCAGAAGACGGATAGCCCCTCCCATACACAGAGAAGCGTCCATAGAAAGCGTATCAACCATCGTCACCAGTTGTTCTGTCGAGTCCATGTCCGTTGTTCGGCTCAAGACTGTGTTCATTCCAGCCATCGTTGTGCAATGGATGTCTCGTAGGGCTGCTGCTAGATAGCAAGCTGCGTCTGCTGCGTGAACCGGCGATTCCTCAGTCTCTTCTTTCATCCGGTTGGCTGCTTGTTTCGCTTTCCTTACCGCTTCCTTTAGTTCTTGCATCTAGCTCCTCTTTGGCTCCTCTTAGTTCGGATATCAACCAATCCAGGTACCCTTCGCTCTTAGCGTCCGGTTTGCCCTTGGCTTCCTGTAGTTCCGCTATCGCCTTGTCGATGTCTTCAGGCCTCACTGCTTGGTTCCCACAACACGAGTTTCCCGTCTACATAAACAGGTTCGGCCTCTTTGTACCACCTATTCATAAGGTGGGCCTCTGCTTGAACGGGGATGTTGGGGAGATACCGTTTCATCTGTTCCACCATCACGGTAGAGAGTCTCTCTGCTGCTTCTGCTGCTTTGTCTGCTTTGGCCTCAAGGATGATCTCGTCGTGGACAAAGATAACAGGCCTAGTCCCGTACAGGGCAGAGTCTGGGTCTGTGTAGCTTTCCCGTACCACCTCAACTAAAGCGGCCTTCGCTCCGTCCGCTGTCAGTCCTTGGAAGTAGGTGTTGCATGCGCTCGTGAAGTGTACGTTACCCCTCAGACGGTTAGAGACCCACTGTTTGACGGTGTAGCTTCCTCCGTTCTGGTTACACCTCTCCCCGATGTCTCGAAAGTATCTGCTCATTTCTGGGTATCTGTTCAACCATAAGGTTTTCAAGTCCTTGGCTTCTGCAATGGTTAGCCCTACACCATAGGTGTCCTTAGCAAAGCTACAGAAAGACTCTGGACCAAGACCTCCCGGAAAACCAAACGAACATGCCTTAGCAAGCTGCCTCGCCTCCTTCAGTTCCTTGTCTCCTGCCTTGTAGCGTGTCACAGCCTGTTCGTAGTCGATGCCAAGGATTGCGGAAGCCATTTCTAGGTGAAGTTCTCTGCCTGCCTGAAGAGCCTCCGCCATGGCAGAAGCTCCGTACATAAAGAGAAGAACTTGGGCCAAAGAGCAAAGCTCTGCAATGTGGTAGTCCGCACAGACATATACGTGCCCCTCTCTTGGTACGAAGGCCTCTCGAACTCCCCCGTAGCGCGGCTGATTCTGCACGTTCGGCTTGCTTGCGCTCGTCCTGCCGCTGTCTACAAGGCTATACCGTGCGTTGATCGGTCTGTCTGTTCCTGATCTCAGGATAGGTATGTAGGTAGACAGTAGTTTCTGTTCAGCACTAATCGCTGCGAGTAGCTGAAGATCTGGGTTGTTGCTACCTTCCAGGACAGCAGTAGAAGTCCCCACGGACCCTTTCGCTGTCTTTGGTGGGTTGCCACCATACGCCAGTGTGATAAGCTCCCTGACCCTCTTCAAGTCCTTTGTACCGTTTGCACGGTATATCCCGGCTCTCTGTAGTTTCACAAGTGTGTTGCTTACACGTTGTCGTAGAGACACCTCCAAAGAGTCCACCGCCTTAGAGTCCGTGCGTATCCCCCACGCGCTTATAAGGTGTAGCGCATAGTCCGCGATACATTGGGCGTCGATGTCTGGCAAGTCGGCACAGCCTCCAAACATGCTGTCTCCCATTAGGCTCTTGTAGACTCTCCACGTATATACAGCATCTAAAAGTGCGTAGTTGTAGGCTGCTTCCGGGTACTCGTGTACGCTCAATCCATCAAGTTCGTGGTATCGAAGTCTCCACACGTCTTCTCCGTGCTTGCCCTCCACCGTTTCTTTCAGGTGCTCTTCTACCAAGTGCGCGAGGCTGTACTTCGGCCTCTTCCCTGTGTGATCTCCTTTAGTCCATCCTAGCGCGATGTTTCGGAGTATCTGGATGATTCGGGTGCATCGGATACGGCCTGCTCGATACTCGTTCCAGACAAGAGAATGGTCTACGCCTGCGTTGACAAAGACAGCGATGTCGAAAGCCACGTTGTGGCCTACTATCGTTACGTCCGGGTCTTCTAGTAGCTTTGTGAAGTGCTCCACTGCCGCACCTCCTGCTACGAGTACACGGCTACCGCCTACTACCCCTTCGGCAAAGCTGGCGCATACGAGTTTAGGTGCCAAGCGTCCGGGCTCGATTAGATAGGTCTCTGTGTCGAATGCTACGATTCGCATGTCTGTTCTCCTTGTCCTTGTTCTTGTCGAAAGGTGTGGGCCTCTCACCCACTCGGGCGTTGTTCGTCGCGTGTGTTCGACGGCTACGCCTAGCCGTCAACAATCTCAGTCGTCTGCGACCGCGCTCCAGTCTACCTTGGTGAAGTCCTTACCGGCTTTGGTCTTCACTGTGTAGGCGTCCGCGATCACCACTACCCCGTTGGCTGGTTGGTTGGCACCAACCAGTTCCTCCATGACCTCCTGAGTAATGTCTCCGCCTGTGGCTCCCGGCGTAAGGGACTGCGCGAATGCGCTAATGTTTCCCAAGGCGGAAGCCTGCTGCATGTCAACAAGCCAGTCCACACGGCTACCCGGCGTGAACTCGGTGTTGTCGGTGTTGGTCTCGTGGACCTTGAACTCTGCGGCGAAGTAGCTGCGGCCTGCCTGTTTGGTTGAAGTAAAGGCCTTTAGTTGTGTGACCTCTAGTTTCCAACGTCCAGGAACGATGTACCGTCCGCCTTTGTAAGATTCTGCGTCTTTAATACCTGCGAAAATGCTCATTATTTCAGTCTCCTTGTTCTTGAGCTAGTTCTTGTTACAGAGAGTAGGGCGTAGCCAAGGATGTCCTGCCAAGGGCTTTCGTCCATAGCATCTACCTTCCCCTCTGCGTTAGCGATTCGGACCAGTTTATCCAGTACCCGAATCATTGCAAGTGCATCCTGATAGGCCCCATTAGGAATCCCATCAGGATACAAGATGGAGACAATCTCACCTACCTTGGTGAAACTGTCTCCGTACACATTGCGTTTCTCCGTCACTAGAAGCGCAATCTGTTCGGCGGCTTCTAGCAGTTCGCTATCAGCCTTTGTTCGTGGTTCGTTCATATTAGACTTCTCTCGTTGCATAAAGCAGTTTCTGTCTGTTGCCGCTGGTTCCCTGGATGTATCGTGCATCCCTGTCGGCTTTGTTCATTGCATCGATGAAGGATTCTGTGTGTACGAAGACGCTACAATGTACTTCGTCCGCCTTCTGGCCTAGTCGATGCAATCGACCAAGTAGCTGCTCCCAAGTCTTACCACTCGATGGTGGGGAGATCACCAGTTGGTTAGACCATGCTTGCAGGTTCTTCCCTACCCCGTGCGCGTTGATACTCATACCGCAAGTCTCTGCGACTCTGGGCATTTCTGCCCCTGCTCCATAGACCGGCATATACTTAGACAAAGCCGATCCAACGGCCTTCGTGTCATACCACAAGATAACGGGCTCTGTCTGCTTCTCTGCCCACTCTACGGCCTCTTTGATCAAATAGTCGTCCAACCATATCGCTAGTGTGGGCGGTGCCTTCTTGTGCTTCTGGGAGACCCAATCGGCGTAGGCACTGTGTATGCCGAAACGAGGCTGACCGCTTTCGTACTCTCGTTTGATTCGGTTGAAGACTAATAGCGGGCTGTCGTACCCTTCAACGGCGTTGTTGTTCAGTTCGGCTCTAATGTATCGGTGCCACCTTCGTCTAGCCTGTAGCCACACTGTGTCCGGCTCTCCTGACCAATCCCATATGTAGTAGAACCCTTGGCTTATATGCCTTGCTACTCTCCACATAGCTGCATCGTCCTCTATCGGCTCGCCTGCTGGGTCTTCGTCCCTTTCAGATAGGACAGAAAGGGCGTTGTCCACTATTTCCGGTAGTCTCGGCTGTAGCGTGTACAGGTTCAAAGAACACTGCACAGAAGTGTCCCCCGTAGCTACTACGCCTTCCGCGTTCAGTAGTCTGTCTCGGAAGGCGTCCCGGATGATCTGGCGACGTTCTCTATAGGTGTAGCTTCCGGGCTCTGGCCGTACTCCATCGGTCACCTTCTCGTAGTAGTTCCAAAGCGGGTATGTAAGCCTCCAATGGTTTTGGTCCGGTCTACCATCTACGTCGATACACTCGCACCATGCCTCTAGGTGGTACCTGTCTCGTGGAAGCGGGGCCTTCTCTCTCAAGGCTAGGTCTGCCAAGTGTGAAAAGTCCTTGAGGCTCTTAGATGTCATGGTTCCGCTTAGGGCCACGAACCGCACCTCTGGGTTCTCTTGGAAGAATCGAATGATGCGCTTCGTTCGTGCTGCCTCTTTGCGTTTTATCCTGTGGGCCTCGTCTGCGACAATCAGGACACGCGAAGGGTCTAGGTCTTTGATCAAACGAGGTAGAAGGTCTGTGTTCTTCGGCTGCGATAGCTGTGCATAGGAATAGATTCGGAGTTCTGGTAGTCGCCAGTGCTTTGCCATTACGGCATGCTGCTGCCAAAGCTGACCCACGGTAGACGCGGGTGCGAGAATGATGGTCAGTTGCGTGTTCATTACCGTACCGGCTAAGAGTGCCACCAACGTCTTCCCGTGACCTACTCCAATAGGTGCCAACAATCCCCGGCAGTCTCTAAGCTCTTGGAGTGCTTGAGACTGTATCTGTCTGAGTCGCATAGTCCCGGAAGGGGTTCGTAGCTCTTGAGTGAGGTCTGTACCCCACTCAAGAGTACGACGAGGAAGGGAGATCGCCCGGAGAGTCTCTGTTCTGTCAGAGCCCTTCTTTTTGGGGGTAGCCTTTAGACGGGCTAGGAAAGACTCCCCGCTCTCCGGGCGATCTCCGACAACGGCGTTAGCCTGTTGCCGGTCTCTATGCTTTCGCAGCTTGTCTAGTAAGTCCACAAGTTCCCCCAAAGGTTGCGCTAGATAGCGTCCGCTACAGTGCCCACGTCCACACCAGAAAGCACCTCTACGGGTAGGTTCTGTACGAGTGTGTGGAAGTAGTCGTGTACGTTGGTCTGTCGTTTCATACGTTGACCGGCAGGGCCAATCTTCACGGCTTCGGTAAAGCAGTTGTAAAGGCTCCACATATTACGCGAACGAAAAGCGGAATGACGTGGCGTTGTCCAATCGTTCGCGGCCACTGTCATTTGCTGCTTCTCTAGGACAACCTCCCAGTGCTGGGTATCTCCTGGCTTCCAGGTTTCCCCTGTGTGGTGTCGAGGTCGGCGTGTGTCGTCCACAAGGTTGCCTCCATTCGTAGCGTGACCAAGGATTCGCCAGCCGTCTTCTAGTGTACATGGCACAGCCTTCAGTACCTCGATGTCCTTGACTGTGTTTGCGTACCATTTCGGGAGTTGAAGAAGAGAATCCTCTAGCAGTTGGCACCAGTCCTCCCATACGTTCTTTGTGTTCTTACGAATGAACGTGAAGCTATCGCCGGAAAACATTAGGTTGTCGCACACGGATACCGCTAGTCCTCCTGCTGTGGCGGGTGCGATTGATTTGTTGTAGCTTTGACGTGCTCCCAGTGCTGGTCCATGTTCGTTGTTTGGTCCTTTCAGGCTATACACGGTGAACAGTTGCTTGTCCTTCTGTGACAACGAATACTCTGCTTTGTGGATCTTGTAGTCTCCTAGATGCTTCTCGATACCTTCCTCTATGGAGTCGATTATCTTTTCGTAGGGGATAGGTTTGTAGGTGTCTGTGGACGGGTCCGGCTGGACCGCGCACACTTGGTCTCTACTCACACGGCTTCCACGTTCTACCATTAGCTTGCTCATGTTTCTTCTCCTTAGCTGATTCGCTCAATGACGTGATCGTACATAGGTAGGATCACCTCAAGAACCGCGTCTGTGTTGGGGTTTCGTCGGTCTGCTACAAGTACAGAAGGAAGCTCTAGCCCTTGCCGTATGGCGTTCGCTAGTACGGCTGCTACCCGTTTCCCACCTTCGTTGTACTGGATGAGGGCGTAGTGTGGGAGTTGTGCATCCTGTGCTACTTCTTCCTGTATTGGTGCAAGGATCCGGTCCAGGTAGAACACCTCTGTGTTCTTTCCGTTCCCGTACCTTCGAGGGTGACAACCGATAAACAGGGCTCGCATTGCTGCCGGGTCTCCTACACGTAGAGCCTCGTTCTCTGTCTCAAGCTCTTCGATTCTCGATAGAAGGGCGTTGACGTGTGGATCGCTGTCTTCGTAGGAGAGTTCTACATTGTCGGGCGCGGTGGTTGACGTGGCATCGATGGCATGCACAGACACTGTGTCTGTCTCCATGTCTACCTCTACCACTCCTTCCGTCACTTCTGGGAGTTCAGAAGGAAAGACGGCCTGTGCATACTGCTCCACCATCTCTATGAGTCCCGCCTTCTTCGCTCCCTTTGCTGTCTTCTTGTCGAAGGTTCCATCGGGTGCGTGCATGAAGAAAAGGGTTTCAGCTAGTGCTACCAGTTCGTTCTTCTTGAACTTCTTCCAGTTGTCAGAAGATAGCGTCTTCTTCAGGGCCTCTGGACTGAGGGCCTCAACGATGGCTTCCAGCTTTTCCCGTGCTGCTTGTTCGGCATTGTAGGACTCTTCCACTTCTTCGGTTACCTCAACGGCTGAAACAGGTTGCTGCTCTACTGTTTCCGGCTCTGGGTCGGGTACCTCGTCTTCCGGTGCTCCGTCCGGCGGGTTGATAGCCTGCACTGCTGTTTGCGGCTTCGCTTGCGCGGGTGGCGTCTTTGTGGGGTTTGTGGCTTTTGCTGCCTTTAGTCGGTCTATGAGATTCATTGTCGGCTTCTCCTTGTTCTTGTCTGTATTCCTAAAGAGCGATGAGATAGCACCGAAAGACTTTTCTCCCAGTGCCGCACAATCAGCGCGATGCGGGCAACCACCATAGTCTCCACACGCGCTAATGTTTGGTTTGACGTTCTTCACGTCTGTCTTGATGGCATCTTTCGCCATGTCGTTCGTTGTTCGTATGATCCCGGCTAGTCCCTTGGCTAGGTCGTCCTCTGATAGCTCCACCTCTACCTCTCTTGCCTTGGGTGCTCCCTTAGTGCAGGCGTACAGGTGGCGGAATGTAACAGGTACAGCCTGGAACAGGTTGGCTGCTGCTATGCTGCCGTAGATAACGGCTTGTTCGTCCCCGCGCAGTTCTTCGGCTGTCTTTGCGTACCTGAACGAGGATGTCGTCTTGTAGTCCGTCACACGTCGTGCTTCTGTCTCTACCAAGTCGATGAAGCCAACGATGGGGACGGCTAGATCCTCGTGGTAGTACCGAAAACTTCTCTCTACGTCCGCGTTCGGGATGTCTTCAGGTTTCGGGATGTACTCAAGAAGAGGCGCAACGATAGGGTTGACTGTCGCGGCTTCTCCTTTGGCGTATGCCTCAAGCTCTGCATGCAGTTCCGATCCTAACTGTGCGGCAGGGCCTGGGGGATCTTGTTTGCCTAGTATCTTCTGCCAGTACCATTTGCGGGCACAGCGTCGGTAGGTCTTTATCTGTGAAGCACTCGTGTGCTGCCATTTACTCATGGTAGCTTTCCGTGGACTCGACGGGTCCAGTGACTATCGCTCTCGGTCCAAGAGGTCCGTCGTCTTTGAAGGTCTCGTACATATCGGCAACAGAGGAGGCCATGTCCTTGCGTACCTCTTTCATCTTGCCTGCTTCCTCAAACAGGCTGACGATGCCGTCAATGGCCACCTCCTTGCCTGCGTCCCTAATGATCGCCCGGATCATTGTTAGATCTTCTGGGAAGGCCGCAAGGGTTGCATCAAGGGTTGAAGACACACAACCCCTTATCGCCTTATCTACGGCCTTCATACAACGGTCTGCTGTTGCTTGTTCTGCGTCTGTCAACTTCACTGTTCTCCTCCTATATATCCAGTTGTTCCGCTAGAAGCGGAGTCAATCCAACGTGTCCACACTGCGTGCATCCGTCAGATAGGTGTTTGGTTGCTGTGGTCAGTCTCTCTCTAACGCCTTCCATCTCGATGGAGAGGTCTCGGGTATTCTCTTGGCAGTCGTCCAAGTCCTCTTTGATGGTCTCTAACTGTGCTGCCAACTTCTCTGTTTCGGTAAGCTGGTCGCCTTCCGCGTCCTCAAGCTCTTTAGCCCGAAACAACATATCATCCAGCTTGTAAACAAGCGGCTGGTTACCGTCGCTCGCTGCTGTGCTCTTCATGGTCTCCAGTGCTTTGGATAGGTCTTTTCCGTATAAGCTCATGTGTCCTCCTATAATGAAAACTTGGTTAGGTCTGCGTCCATCGGGAAGGCCTTGTTCTCGAACTCCGGGTGGTGCTCCCACCAATACAGAACGTCTTCTTCGTCGGTGATAGGCTCTAGCCAGATATCCACTCGGAATGTGGTGCCGTCGTTCCATAGCGATACATGCGCGTCTCTCTGCATGCTGCCGTGCTTGTGCGGGGCCACTTTCTTGATGCTCTTGATAAACTCAGAACTCCACTTGATAGCGGCTTTTTTCTGAAGAAAAATACGGTACGTCGTCTCCTTCAGCATGCCGTCACCATGGGGGGAGGGGTCGTGTACAATCTCTAAAAGATACAGACGTTTAGGTGCTTTTTTCGTTGTCGTTTTCATAAGTCGTTTTCCTTGCCCAAGTCGTCGCATAATACTGATTACCCGCAAAAGAGCAAGCGTATTCAATCGCTGAGATATGGGTTGTACTACGGGAAGAAATAAAATGTCAAGCTGTACTTGACACTTTATTTCTATCGGTGCTAGTTGTCGATCTCTCATATAGGAGGCATCGGATGACACTCAAGAAGTGGATGGAGAAGACTGGCACAAGCGCGGCAACTATTGCTGCTTGCGTCGGTGTTTCCCGTCAAGTGATCTACGCTTGGACAGAAGGCGAGTACCTGCCTACCGTCCGCCACCTTACAAAACTACACGATCTCACTGACGGTTTAGTTAGCCTCAGTGACTTTCGTCACGTCATACGGCGGGAAAAGGAGGCGGCTAATGGGTAGTGTTACGGTTCTTCGGAACCACTATATAAAAGGATACGGCGGGGGTTCTCTTGAGAAGACAGAGATGAGTCCTACGGTTCCTCTGCTGGACGCTCTTAGTGCGACCTATGATGATGATGCTGCTCTGTGTTGTTACCACCTTGAAGACAAGGAAGGTAACACGCTGGAGCACTGTCCACGGCTCAACAAAGGGCCTTGGTTAGATGAGGGCGGGTGGTCTGAGGATCTCGGTGCTTTCGTCCGATTCGATGCGGTGGTGTTGGATGTTGATGGTCCAGATCATGCCGCTCCTGACGATTGGCGAGAAGAGCAGAAAGAACGATTCGACAACCTACCTTCTTCGGATGTCTTGGGTTGGTACGACACACGCGGTGGGTATCGGCTTGTTTGGTCCCTGGCTGAGTCTGTGTCTCCTTCTGACTTCAACGCGCTCGTGCGCGGGCTGAGAGTAGAGGCCAACAAGGTTGGTATCTATACAGATGCAGAGGCGGAAGGGTGGAACCATTGCTACCGTCTGCCCTTCGTTGTGCGAGATGGTGAAAGGCTACAGTTCGACTCGGACCTTAGTTGGTTGGAAGATGGACACCTTGAGGATGTGTCATCTATCGTTGCGGCGGCTCCTTCTTCCATGTTCTCGGGTATCGACCGGGTACAGGCTCCTCTTAGTATAGAAGAGAAGATTACAGAAGCTCGTAACGTCACACTCACTCGATTGGCTGGTAAACTCAGACGTTCGGGTATGAACGAGAACGAGATATCTTCCGCTCTTGTGACCGTGAACCAAGGACGGTGTGATCCTCCTCTTCCAGATGAGGAAGTAGTACAGATTGCCCGCTCTGTTTGTCGGTACGATCCTGCGCCAAAGGCAGAGAAGGAGGGTACAGACGACACAGACGAAGAGACCCCGGCGTTCGACGGGCCACGCTTTACGCTGGGGTCTGAAGTCGAGATAGCTCAACACGTCGGTGATGAGATGGAGAGGCTAGGAACCTCTATGATCTATGACCGTTCCACGTTGTGGGCCTACAAAGACAAGCGGGGCCTGTGGGAGATAGTCCACGAGGAAGCACTACACCAGATCACGGTCTCCTACGATGGGGAGATGGTCATGGGGGGACGGGACCGCAACGGTAACCCTAAACTAATGCCTCTGAAGGTCTCCAATGTATTGACTGAGAGTGTGGCCAAACTAATCTACAAACAGAGGGTTCATCGTGGGTGGTTGGACGGCTCGGTTGACGGTATCCTCTTCCGTAATCACTTCATACGGGTAGACGGGGAAGGCATCCACAAAGAAGAGTTCGACCCGGAACACAGACAGACAACAGGGCTACCGTTCGAGTTCATAGAGAATGCAAAGCCTGTGAAGTTCTTGCAGATGTTGCGGGACTGCTGGCGAGATGAGCCCGATGTAGAGGACCGGATACAACTACTCCGAGAGTGGGTAGGGGCTGCTCTGTGCAACCGTGCTCCTCTTTATGCCAAGGGCTTGATCCTTGTCGGTGGTGGTGCCAACGGTAAGAGCACTATTCAGTCTATTGTCACGGCGTTGTTCCCGGTTGACTCGGTGACTGCTGTGGCTCCTCAAGACTTCGACAACGAGTATAGAAGGGCCATGCTGTCTAATACCCGGCTCAACGTCGTGGCAGAGTTGCCAGAGGCTGACATTCTCGCGAGTGAAGCCGTGAAGGCCATGATCTCCGGTGACCAAGTAGTCGCTCGTGAGATCCGGCAGTCTCCTTTTGCCTACTACCCGAAAGCTGCTCACCTATTCAGCGCGAACAGTCTCCCCGGTGTGCGCGATATGAGTAAAGGCTTCTGGCGGCGGTGGTGTGTCCTGGACTTCAAACGAGAGTTCGCAGAACACGAACAGGACAGACACCTAGCCAAGCGTATCGTCTGTGAGGAACTATCGCGAATAGCTTCTTGGGCTATCCAAGGCTGCTATGAGTTGGCGGTACGAGGTCACTACACTACACCACTGAGTTCAGACAAAGCGGTGAAAGAATGGAGGCGTGCTGCTGACCAGATCGCCGGGTTCGTCGATGCGCGGTGTGGTGAGTATGACGATGTAGGAGTAACGGCAACACAGCTTTACAACACCTACATTCAATGGGCCACAAGTACAGGACACAGACAGATGTCACAGGTCAACTTCGGTAAGAGGTTGGCAGGGCTTGGAGTGGAGAAGAAGAGGGGGAAGAACGGGTTCATCTACAAAACCTCCCTAAAGCCTCATCTATCCGCTGTAGCGGCTGGGGGTGAATAGTATGCGCTCCTATCCCGCTACAGCGGAAGTACAGGAAACTTGTAAGAAGGTGTATGAGAGGTGTACCGTAGTGTACCCTACTATACACCCTCTAAACGCCCAAAAACATTGGAGAAAAATAGAGGAGTGTATAGTTCGTACCTTTATGCTCGTTGTTCTATACGCGCCTGCCCGTGTGCCGGTAGTCTTTGGGGGAGAAGGTACGAACCATACACCTAGCAATGTAAGGTATCGGTTTTCTTGCGCTTTCGCGGTGTACGGTATATTTATAGGTGTAGTGTAATCATACTACAGGTTACAGGAGATGCGTAAATGCGACCGACAGAACTACAAGAGCAGATAGCTATTACCAGATCTCTGAAGCGTTCGGGTATCTGTTTTGCTGCTGTTCCCAACGGTGGGAAGCGTGATCGTCGAGAGGCTATTTCTCTTAGGAGTAGCGGTGTTCAGAGAGGCGTCCCGGACCTTCTAATCTTTGATCCTCCTCCTGCCCTTCCTGGGAAGGTTGGTACGGCGTTGGAGATGAAGCGAGAAGGTGGGCGGATGTCTAACGTCACAAAGGAACAGGTTGTGTGGTTGGACCGGCTAGAGGCTCGTGGTTGGGTCTCCTTGGTTGGGTTCGGCGCGGATGACGCGACACACAAACTACAAGCGTTAGGATATGAGGTGAAAATATGAGTGGTTTCTTTATCTGTGCTCTTGCTCTGGTTGAGTTGTTCAACCCGGCAAACTCTCCCGGCTACAACGCAAAGTTGGCTAGGGGGTACGAGGCTAGGTTGATGACGTGTATGGAGATAGTGGACGAGGCTGCGAAGGCAGATGTCCCTATCTCTTTGGCTGTCTCTGTTGGTTACGAGGAATCAAAGTTCTCCGATGGAGCTAAGAGTTCGGCGGGTGCTTTGGGTGCTATGCAGGTTCTTCCTCAGTTCCATTGTCCCAACAAACGAAGGAAGGGCTGCAACCTTACTCGTGCGGGTGTGGGTGCTTTGAAGAAGTACCTGAAGAAGTACAAGGGGGATTGGTACGAGGCCTCGTGCCACTACAACGGTGGCAACCATTGCGGCAAACAGGCCAGACGATATGGTAGGCGGGTGGAGCGTCGAGCAAAGAGGCTAGACACAATGATGGGAGGAGTTCGCACCTTCTTCTTTTCAGTGTACGAGGACTCTGGTTGTGGAGAAGACGAGAGGGAGAGTTCTGTGGTTCTAGGGGATACAGAGACTTGGTACTCGTTGTATGTACAGGATGCGTGTGCTCGCTGTCCTAAGTGTTGTGTGAAGGTGAAAGAAGAGAAGCCACGGACTCGAAAGCGTATCGTGCAGCCTCCTCCTCCTTCCGATGGGTGTAGTAAATACTTGGCAGGAACTCCCCTGTGGAATGATTGCAAGGCTAGTAGAGGAGAGTGATGATGGTTAGGGCAGCGAAGAAGAACAAGAGTAAGAAGAAGAGAACAGACACAAACATTGTCCGTGCTCTGAAGCGTCGTTCATATAAACGAGAGTGCTCGTGTGTTGGATGTAAGGCAGGGATAGCGTGTGGATGGAAGCAGGGACTACTGCTTGATGAGCACAGCCCCTCAGAGTTGAAGCTAAGACTAGAGGGGAGGCAACTACCTGACGGGTCTCCTGTCTTTGTCTTTGTAGAGATGGAGAAGGACGCACGATTCAAGGAAGGGGCTCGGGTGGTTATGAGTGCGTTAGCTAGTCACATGGCTATCGTTGTTGCTGACTTCCGAGGAAGAGTAACCAGTGTCCTGGGTCCAGTAGAACAGGCAGAGAATGTTGTGGACCAGTTGAAAATAGATCCTCTTGACCTTGAGCAACCCCTTAGAGATGTGGAGTAGATTATTTGGCCGCTCACTAAATGATTTAGCTTGATGCGGTTGTGTATTTACAGATGCCTTGTTATTTGAGAGGACTAAATGGTACAACCTTGTACAACTACAGGACTTTTCTCCTGTGCAGTAGGATAAGATGGGTTGTCATTTGATTTCTCTAGCGTTTTATAAAGTACCAAAAACCTGTCCAGCGACGGGTCGCGCCTCGTACACGTATGCGCGAGGGGGTGAGTGTGGATAAGTCTAGTCCGTTACTGAGTGGTTTGGTTATTCCCGAACGTCTACCTCGTGGGAGGTCAGAGGCTACGGCTATCGAGCCATGGATCGAGCTAGTCGAAGCTCTCATGGCTAGGGGAGTCTCTACACCTAGCCAGATGCGTGGTGTGTTGGGTGTAGGGTACAAGACTGCCGAACGGTGGATGAATACGATAAAAGAGAAGTGGTCTGCCGGACTAGCAGACAACCGGGTAAACCTCCGTAGAGAGAGGCTCTATAGAGAGGCCGATAGCGTAGCAGAGGTGGCTTGGATGGATGCGATGCAGGCTGAGACCGTCCAGGAACGTACAATGAGCCTGAAGGTGGTCCTAGAGGCCAATAAGAGGAAGGCTAGTCTGTGTGGCCTGGACAAGATGGAGATCAAGTTGGAAAGCAACGTAAAGCAGCAAGTAAGCGTTGACGTTGTGGCCAGTGTAGAGACCAGTTTCGGGCTTGCTCCGGGGGCCTTAGAGAAGATAGGCAGAGATGCCGCGCTGCTGCTGTCCGCGCCTCCAGTGGTTGAGGCTGAAGTAGAAGATGTTGAATCAATCATAGAGAGTACGAGTGAAGATGCGTGAACAGGTGTTTGACGGGTTTGGCGACCCCTATGCAGACAACATAGATCAGCCAATAGTGAAGGAGGAGAGCGTGGTAGATAGACACATGACGGCTTGGCGAGTTCCAAAGGGCGAACCTCGTCTGAGAGCTAGAAGGCGGGCTAGAGAAAATGAGAAAGCGCAGAAAGCGGCTTATCCTTGCGGTGATAGTGGTATTGGCGATTCTGGTCCTTCAGATGGTCGTAACGCAGAGGCTTGCGAGTTACTGAAGGCCCTACTAATGGAGAGAGGGCTGTCCAAGGAAGAAGCA